CCACCGAGGGTAGCGCCCGGTTCCGCAGGTTGTGTGTAAATGCAGTGATCGGTTGACATGTCAAAGTTGGACAGGATTGCAAAACCGCAATTTCGACGCTGCCCTGCCAAGGGCACAATCTGCACGCTACTACCAATGGTGATACTGCTGTCAATTCGCAGAAATCCGGTGAGGTTGATACTCCCGGTAAACCTAGTAAAGATGTGGTTTAGCTGGGCCGCAGTGTCAGGCTGTGACGCCATGATAGTACCGACTGTGGCAGGGGGTGAAAATCTAAACTCATGTTTTTCTATACGTCGAGGTTCTAGACCCCAATGTTCGAAAAACGCATTTTGCTGTGTATCAGGTTCCCACCCAGACATGTCGGGGATTAGTGTAGATGAAGCTACACGGCGCACACCAATCAACTCACCCTGAGGTGTAACCCAAGAGATATGCTGTACGGTAGAGGGTAGTTCTGGAATAGCTGTAAGTGCAGCAGCTCTACTGGCGTAAGGTGCTCCAGAAAAATCACCATTTACCAGAAAACTACCGCTGGTATTTACTCTTACGTGCCCCGCACCTACGTTTGATAGGAATAAATCCCCGTTTGTACCGGGAGCACGCCCTAAACGCGCGCCAAAAGCACCCGACAGAGCCTCACCGTATGAATGAAAGTCTATGAATGACGGTCGATCACCGCTACCGTAGAGGCCTAAGTTAAGACTCGAAAGACCTTCGCTTCGAAGGGATTGCAGGTTCAGCGTAGTTCGCATCTCTTCCGCGTCTGCATCGCCTACGAGAGTTTTACCAAAGGAACTAATAGTTGTGTTAGGAGGGAGAGTAAGAGTCTTGATGTCTACGTCTACTTCTGAGTCCATAAGAGCACCAGCAGCAGCTACGTTAGCTGTGTCTGTGACATCAGCAGAGGCTTCAACTAGGTCAAGCTTAGAGCCGTCAGCAGCTACGTCCCTTCCGTCAACTGTCCCACCAACCACAATGTTTGTTGTAATATTGAGGTCGTCAACATAAGCTGTCCTCCAGCGTACTGCTGTTTTACCTAGGTCATACGTGCTGTCAGTCTTAGGGGAAAAGTCACTTGGCCCCCCTACAAAGTCTTGAACAGGACCAAACACAGTAATAGCTCCACCTTCTGACGGAGTACCATTGTGTGTGTGTCCTGTCGAAGCTACAAAAGCAGCGAGGATAGCATCGAACTCACCGTCTAGGTCAGTGGCATTGATGACACCTCCGTTCGCAATGTTATTTGTTGTGTCGTTTCTAACGTAACCAGTTCCCATTTTATTTCCTGTCTTCATTTGAGTATTCAAGTATTGCTGTGTCTAGTACAAAAGGAGGTCCACCTTCAAACTCGTACTGTAAACTTACTGTAAAAAAAGAACCCACTACTCCCTTTTTTACAGAGGTGTCAGGGTTACCACCGTAAGTGTCTACACCGTATATAGCTGCACCGTACTTTGAGAAAAACCCCCCACCTACTAACGGGAGTGATACAGGTTGTATCTTTCCTGGTTTATTAAAGTCGTACCTCAAAGTGAGAGTACCAGACACAGAACCCTCAGGGTCAAAGTATGTGTCCACCTTATAGGCTGTCTTACGAATAGCAGGATCAGATACAGCCATAAAGGGTGTGTAGTAAAAACTTACAATAGGTTCACCATCAAATGTACTCCCAGACTCTAAAAGGTATACGTGTTCATCGTCGTTACTAAACAAAGAAACCTCTGCATCCGCTACGTATGTAGACGAAGACCTGTAAGCTTTAATACCCTGAGAGGTTCCCCAGTTTATACTCTGTGAGTTCTGGTCTAGGAACTGAACACCTATGTAGCTTACAGAGTTTTCTTTACTTAAGTTTCGTTTATACTTAAAGATACGGTACTGGTTCTTCTCTCTAATAACAGTTGAGGTGTACTCAGCAGAGGTTTCGATGTAGGACACTACGTCTTTTTGTATTTGGCGTGATGCCGACGAAAGGTTAAAGTCGCCAATACGTTCAGTAGCACCAAGAAACCTAATACCGTCTGGCCCTAGAAAAATTACATCACCACCGACTTCTTGTACCGTATCACCTGCTACGCACCCTAAGTCATTTGTTACAGAGGTTAGTGTAAAGTCAGACTGGCTTGCACCAAGGAGTTTACGTATATCTGTTTGAGAGAAGTTAATTAGCTGCTCTCTAAAGGTAATTAACCCTGAGCAACTAGAGGGTAACCTATAACTCCCTGCTCCGTTAGCACTCGCGAAGTCTTCTTCTGCAAAAGGAGCACTGTAAGATACTAGGTCCTCTTTAGCAAAGAAGAGATGGTTCTTAAACTCCTCCACAAACTGAGCACCTGTAAGGTCAGAAACACCTTGTATCTTTTTATAAGTAGAGTTCGTAAAGACAACTGGGTTATTAGTTGAGTCTACCATAGCAGTCTTAAATGTACCGTCAAAGTTAAACTCTTTGAACCTTGCTCTTGTTCCTCCTGTGTGGGAAGAACTTAGAAATGTAACAGCGGCGTTGTCTGCTGGTGAGGACGCAAGAGCAGGTGCAATAGTTAGGGTAGCTGTTCCAGAAGAAACAGTGGGTAACTCTGTTACAGTGTATACAAGCTCTACCCCGTCTATACTAAAGGTGTCGCCTACTTGAGGTACTGAAACAACATCATCAACAGACAGTGTTGTACCTGACTGTGAACCAGAAGAAACAAGGGGGGAGCCATAAGTTGGGGTGTTTACCTTAGTCCAACCTAAGCCACCACTACGCCATACTGCGCCACCCCTGAGGACGTAAGCAACCTTATCTGCTGCTGAGTAGTACACACCTTCAATGCGTGACTGACCAAGGGTAAACGTAACCACAGCTTTATCCGCAGGGCTAGAGTCTAGTGCAGGTGTGATTGTTAAAGTAGCTGACTTGTTGGCAGAACTAAAAGACACAGCTGTAACCGTGTACGTCCCTGTAACTCCTGCTACAGTGAATGTGTCACCTTTAGAAGGGGACTCATGTGCGTCTGCTACTAAGAACGAAGTACCAGTTTGACCAGAGCCTTGAGCTACCACAGAACCGTACGCAGGCACAGGGTTAGCGTCATACTTAGTGAAGCCATTGATACGACGGTAACCACCCTGAGTAGACGGCTCAAAGTTCTGTAAGAGACGTGCTGACCCAGGCATCTTTAGACCTTGCTGTAACCTCGATAGGTTAGAGACAAGGCCCCCAGAGAGTTCAACAGGAAATGTTTCCCAGCGAATTGGCATTAAAAGTTCCCTGTAGCTGCTCGTCTTGTTTCTATTCTTGTGTCACGTACATCTTCGTAACGGTTAATGTACACCTTACGCATCTGCTCAATCTGGTTAGCAAACTTAGCGGAAGCTCTGTCTTGACTCTCGGTATCTGATTGGAAGTTGTATACGTAAAGAGAAGCACCCTCAGTGATAATGTGACGGAACGCAGGGGGCAGAGAAGGTACGTCACTAAAGAGAATAAGGTCTACTGGCAGTGCGTAGTACTCGAAGACAACATCGTACGCTTCATCAGGAGAGGGGTAAAGAACAAACTCCTGGTTAGGTGTTCGGATTACTTTACGTGGTACACTTCTGATACTAGTGTCTACTGTGTTGTATTCATCGTCGATGTGCTTATGGAGGTACTGTTCGTAGTCCATTTGACCTAGGTGTACTGTTGGGTTACCAAAGGTGTTGTTACGTTTAATACGAAAGACATTAAAGTCAACAGACTTAGCATTAGTTGGGTAGGGATAACGCATAACCCCAGGGGATAAAGTTTGTTCTTCTTCGATAAAGTTAAACGGCCAGTTAAATTCTTGCTGGTTTACAGTACGAATAGCACTGTTTACTCCCTCTTTAACAACAGAGTAGACCCCGGTTGCAGAGGCAAGAGTGGTTGCTGTAAGAGGAGTTTCATTAAAACGGCCAAGCACATCATTAACAAGACCAAGGTAGTTGTAGGCCATCTACTGCTCCCTAATTGGAAAGTTAATCTTACGTTCACTTATCAAACTGCTAGTCCCAAATGTTATCCGGCAAGTAACTACATAAGAGGAGTTGTTAGCTCCCCCTGAGAAAACACCTCGTGCCACTGTATTGGAGTTAGAACCACCCTCGAAGGTCAACCCATTTACAGTAGTCCCTGCTACTACACTGGTCTTAACTCCAGCTGCATCCTTGATAAACCAAGCTACTGCTGAGATCGTATCACTTCCAAGGAAACGAGACCAGTCTACTGAGTAGTCTAGCCTTGCGTCAGGGTCCTTAGGGGGCCATTTTAAACTCACGCTGCGTTCCTTCTTGTGGATACCATTGCACTTCTATTCTCTTGGTCTACCCTTACACTACGAGTGACTTCGTTAGGTTCAGCAGTGACCAGTGCCTGCCGGTTTTCTTCGTCTACGTAGACAACTGTTCCTAGGTTTTTCCCAGTCATACTAATTATAACATAAGAGGCTCCTACTGTCGAGATACTTTCTGTATCTATCTCTCTTCGTAGTGTTCGTACACCAGAGACAGCTACGGTTGAAGAACTAAGAACACTGACGTCTCTACGTAAAATACGCGCCGCAGAGGTTGAGAGAGTAGATTCGCTATCTATCCCCACCTTTCTCCTAAGAGTACGCGCCGCAGAGGTTGAGAAGCTGGAAGCACTTACGATACTTACGGCCCTAAGAAGCTCTTTAATGAACAGGGCTGTAACGTTGGACGAACCAGCGACAGAGGCAGACCTGTTTAGTGTTCTTACCGCAGAGGCAGTGACAGAGGACTGGCTAGAGATAGACGCAACTCTATTCTGAGTTACAAAGGGCAGGGCTTGTACAGAAGAAACACTTGAAATGCTACTTGACCTGTTGAAAGTCCGAATAACATCGTAAGTATCTTGACCGTATCTTCCTAGCCCGTATACACCTCTAGCCATTTTGAGTACCTTAGGTTAGTGAAATATCTACACCACCAATTGGGAATGTGATCGTGTCTCCATTAGCGACGACAGCCGAAGTGATACCGTCCCAGGCGAGCATGTTACCGCCTGTCGCCGCATCAAAGATACCAATAGCAACAACAGTACCGAAGCTACCACCAGAGGCAGTAAAGGTTTCTGCACTTGTATTAGTAATCGACCCACCAGATGAAGCACTAAAGGCTACAGCCTGACGTGAGTAACCATTACCAGATACCTCGGTACCTCCTCCAGCGTCCGAAGGTGTAGCGGTAAACAAAGCTAAGTGTACAGTTGTCGAAGTAGGTGTGCCTGTATTACGGAAGACGTAGTTTAGAACAGCGTCCTCAAGGTAGTTTGTAAAGCTTGACATGTGTTTATTTCTTTCTATGGGAGGGCACTATAAAAGTTAAACTGCCCCCGTGGTTACACAGGGACAGTCAGGTAGTTCTTAAGCGAGAGTGTCGCGGTCTACTTCACTAGCACCTTTGATACCCGTAGCAGTAACATCCATCAACATGGCATACACACGGATAATACCAGACGTATCTGGAGTAGTACCAATTAGCAGCATGTCTATAGTGTCTCCAGCGCCAAAGACGACAGGGACAGCAGTGTTAGCCATAACGGAGTATGCGCCAACAGCAGCACCAGTAATAGCACCCCCATCGACAAAGGCGTCTACATTACCACCAGTGATACCCAGATCAAAAGTACCAGCGGTACCCCCGGCTGGAGCAGTCTTAATTTCTGTACCCGCGAAGAGTACAGCGTTACCAGGAGAAACAGTGATAGCCTGGATGATGTCACCCGCAGCAAGGGCAGAACCCTTAGCGGTAGCAGCAGCAGCAAGGTCAATCTCAACCTCTACAAGGTAAGGCTTGCGGGAGGGGTTACCCTTGCCCCCGACTGCCTTAGCTAGAGTTGTTACGGTAGCCATAAGTTAGTTCCTTTATTGTTGACTCTCATAAAGAGAGGTAATCTTTACTCTATCGAGTAATGAAATTACTCATTGTTTTCAGAGACTTACCTATGCGATGTTGTACTTGGCATTCACAAGAGCTTCTGGGCGCAAGATTTTACGACCATAGAGGTGCATACCACGGACAATGTCAGCAAAGCTGTCTTGGTCACGGTAAGTCTCTGTCTTGTTGATCTGCTCAGCAGTAGCGACAGCAGAGTCATGTCCGGCAACAATCACACCGTAGTTGGCGTTCTGGTTAGTAGTACCAACAGTACCAGGACCAGTGCCTACATTAGGCAGGTTGTTAGAGACGTAGACTCGGAAGCCATTCCAGTTGCTCAGAACGAGACCGTTACGAAGAGCACCGGAGTCACCGAAGTCAGCATTGAGGAAACGAGAATCTTCGTCCATCAGTACTTCCATCATGACTGGGTCGATGACCAACCAACGTCCACCTTTTTCAACGTTCTGTTGGTCCAGCAAGCGACCCATGCGGTTGATAACCATAACAGGAGAAGCAGTTGCAGTAGGCAGAGCAGTAGCACCAGGCAAACGAGCAGCTACAGGGATGGAGTGATCACCAGCAGAAGCAGTTGTGATGTTGCCAAAAGAACCCTTAGTCAGCTTCATCGAAGCCAAAAGTTCGTCTGTACCAGCGGTAGAAACAGCTTTGGTACCGTTTACAGTGGTGTTTACTTCGTCAGCGTTGACGTGGTTAGCAGACTGAGCGTAACCGGAGAGGTAGCCCAAGACTTCTTGGTCGTGGTTATCAGCCAAGCGGTAAGCCGCACGGTTAGTAGCCAAGTCCATGAAGTTAACGTGGGAGTGAGCAGTCTCAATGTCGTCACACTTGAAGGCAAAATAGTTAGCCTTGTCGATGACCAGAGAGAAGTCCTCGTCGTCGAGGTCTTGAGCAGCAACCTGTGTGCCGCGCTTGTACTCACTTACAGAAATCTCTGGCTCTTTGATGATACGAACCGTATCGCCTTGAGCAGCGATCTCACCGAAGTAGTCAGAGTTGGTTACGTCTCCAACTACTGTAGCCTTACGGAATGCAAGTTGTACTTTCTTTGAGTAAATTACGGAGCTAAAGTTCCCGTTGGGAAGATTACCATGCCCGCCTGTTGATGGAAAAGCCATATCATTATCCTTTGTGTTAGGCTTGAATAGCTGTCTGTTTTCCAAGAGGCTGACGTTTTCAGAGGTGTGTCACTTCCCGCTAAGGAGGATCAAGGCTCTTACTTTATCAGGTAGTTCTTCTACTCACGTTTAAGCTTATAGTGTTACGAATGTCGGGTATCAAGGTGAAGGTGTCAGTTACCTGGGCTTCATTCTCGATACCCTTAGTTATACTCTAACTCGTTTAAATGTCAACAGTTACTTTGACATATCGTACTTAAAGTTTCCTGTAGCCATCGCTTCCATGATTGCTTGTTCATTCTTAGCGTACCACTTGTCTGACTCACGGTAAACTTGAGACTCAGAGAACTTCTTACCGGTTCCTTCAGCATCAATCTTAGGTGTCGTTCCTTTAGACTGTACATCTAAGGCAGCATCCTTGGCGTTCTGCTTCTTAGCAGCGGGCGTAAGGTTGTTATCCATCTTGTATAAGTCGATCACACGGATGACAGCCTTGGAGTCGTCTTGGTTGTCATACAGTGCGTTCTTAATCCAGTCTGATTGCTCATCAACCCAGTCATGGAAAGAGTCAGCTTCCTTCAGGGTATCGAAGTCAGAGTGAGCCTTACGTATTTCAATCTCTGCCTTACTACGTTTAGTCTCGTAGTTGAGGTCATCAAGTTCTTTAAACCGAGAGTCAGTCTGCTCAAACATTTCCTTAGCTTTACGCTGGGCAATAGTCTCAACGATACCAGCAATGTCAGGATACTTTGAGGCCCAAGCTTCAATGTCTTCGTCTGACTTAGGAGGAGCAATACCTTTAGCACCACCTTCCTTTAGAGCATTGAGTTCAGCTTTGTGTTTAGCTTCTTGTTCCTGTTGGTAACGACGTAGATCACCATAACGCTTCTTGAAGGTAGATTCCTCTTTAGAGAGTTTAGTCTCCTCTTTGGTGTCCTCTACTTTTACCTCGGGGGTTTCTGCCCCTTCCTCAATAACTTCTTCCTCAGTACTGTCTTCTTTACCTTCGGACTTCATGAGTTCTTCAAGTTCTTTCTCGTCAGCTTCCATACGTTTACGATTGCTTCGGTTGTCATACCGAGGGTTAATCATTACGGACTTAGCTTGCTCGCGTACCATTTCGTTAGCCATTTGTAGTTCTCCAGTTGGGGCCGCTTATAGCGGGTTGCCATTAAGTTGTTGTAGTTTACTTCTTGTTTGTTCGTTTACTTACAAGACCACCTTTGTTACGTCCTTGTGGCCGTGCCCGTGGTCTTGCTGATGTGGTCGGGGCGTTAGCTGTAACTCCTGCTGCATCTGCTGCCCTATTGTTTCTGGCTATACGGTCGTTTCGCTGACCAGCGTCCTCACTGCTGCTCCCCATATCAAATTGAACTGTGTCCCCTTGAGAAGGTCTTCCACTGTCACCACCAGCCTTAACGTCGTAAACAGGATTAGACCTAGAAAAGGTTCCTACTCCTTGGCTGTTGGTGTAAGGAGCTGTCCTTTGACCCGTAGTTCGCCTTGCGTTTACGTTGAGTGACTCCATATAATTCTCGAAGATACCCTCGCCGTCAGATATGTCTTTTGAAAGCCTACCCGCAAGACCGAAGTTTCCTCGTGCTTCGTCAGCCATAGCCATCAAACGATCAGAAGACTCTTGGTCACCAATCTGTGAGTAGTACCGAGCAGCAGCACTCACTTCAGCAATGTCACGCATCCCTACAGCTGCCCTAGCAGCCCCACCTAGGAGACCACCTACTGCCGTTATACCTCGGTTAGCAAATCTGTCCTTTAGTTTGTCTTCAGCCCATGTCGAAACAGACTCAGTGTCTGTAAAGTCTAGGGTACCAAGGGGATTACCAAAGGCACCCGGCCCTTCTCCTGAACCAGCACTGATTCCTCTAGTACCCCTAGCATCTCCAGGAGTATTTCTTTCACGACTGCTACCGGTGTTACTAACTGCATTTTGAACTACTAAAGGTGTCTCAGAGAAACCAGCTGGGATAGCCTGAGCAGGCTCACCGTTTATAAAGAGAATCATCTGACTAGTTCCACCGGGACCAAAGTATTCCTTGTAGGTGTAAGCAGAAGAACGCATAAGCTGATCCGCTAGACCAGGAGTATTCCAAGAGGCAGGGTTAAACGTCGGTTGGTTTACAAGACCACCCTCAGCCATCATAGGGAGTTCCTCTGTTACGAGGGGTCCTTGTGTCTCCATGGTGTCATCTACAGGTTCACCCCCTACACGCCCATCTTGCTCCATGTCCAGCATACCCTGCTTAGCCTTAGTACGAAGCTTCTCAAAGAAGTTCACCCCAAAGAACTTTAGGACATCAGCAGGAATAACATACTCACCTTCAGACAACATCGCAGGGATATCATCTCTTACATTCTCAGGTGTAGAGCCAGGGGGTACTTCGTTTCCACTAACAGGGTCACGTTCTACAGGACCACCTGCAGCCATAGTCTTAGGGTTTTTACTATAGTCCACTTTAATTCCTTTAGGTGTTGTGTTGACCTCTGCTAGCTTCTCAGTACCGGAGATGTCTACACTGTTATCCTCTGCAAACTGTCTCTCAAACTCGAGCGTACTCATCTTGTGCTTACCCACAAACTCTACCTCAGTCATCTTACCAGCAGAAGCTAAGAAGTAATCACTCATAGCATTCTTAGAGACTAGACCTCCTTCTGCGTAGCCTTCAGGGCTAGACACAAGACCTCCGTTAGAAAAAGATATGTCTGGTGAAGCAGAGCTGTAAGTCCCAGCAGGACCTTGCATAGTAGACTTAATTGTGTCAGGATTAAAAATAACCACTTCGTTAATACCTTTTGATGGGGAGAAGGATTGTATCCCTTGAAAACCCTCTTCTTCAAGAATCGGTCTTAGGACGTTTTGTCCCCACCCCGTGTTTTTCCCTTGGCTATCTTTGAACAGGTCACTTACACTTACGTTTCGACCTTCTTCTAAACTTTCTAGTACCTCTGTTAAGTGAGGAGTCATGCTCTCTGTAGGAACCTCACTAAGGGATGACATAACTTTGCTTCGCACAACGTCGTCTAACAGTGCCTCATCTGTGAAAACCTCAGCTACATTTGTGTATACAGGAAACACTTGGCCGCCCATCTTCGCATCCGAAGGGTCAGTAAACCCTCTGTTTAAACTCATAGCATAATCAGAGGCATCTTTAGAGGAGTCTGTAAGGTACACCCCAGCTCCATAGTCTCCTGTGCTAGAAGGAGAAAGGTTAACTCCTTCAAAGTTTCTGGTGTCTCCTCTTAGAGTACCAGACATACCATGGTACAAAGGTGTCTGTTCATCTCCTATTTTAAAAAAAGAACCCTCCCCCCACGCTTCTAGTCCACTCGTTTCTGGGCGAATACGGATGTTACCTCCGAGAGAACCTAGGGCATTAGGGTCTACCTCTACACGTTTAAATCTCTCTACTGCTTCCCGTGCTCCTTTACTAATAAGTTTAGAAGCTGCATCACCCACTCCAGGAATAAGACCCACGACAGTAGCTCCGCCTAAAGCCCCAACAAGCCACCAGTTTGGGTCTTCTTTTTGTGTCTCTTCGTAGACCTCTTTTGCAGCCATAGCGTCACCGAGGATAGGTGTCATCTCAGCAATAAATTTAGCAGCCCCCTTTAGGGTGGGGCCACTGGTGTTTGGTCCCTGCTCTACCCGTCCTCTGTTTCTGTTTTGGATTCTAGGGCTAACCAAGTTTTTATCTTCATCCATTGACTTGCTCCCTTAGTTGCTTCAACCTACGTAAGGCATCTATCGCCCCTTGTGCCCTGTAGACATCCTCAATAAGAGTAGACTTTTCCAACTTACTTTGAGTCTGTCTAATACGGGAATCAAGCTCTCTTAGAAAATCATCATACAGTAACTTGTCGTTAACAAAAGGTTTTAGGTTCATTGTTCAGCACCCTCCCCTGTGTTGCCTGAGAACCCAGGGGTACCTGGGGCTGGCACAGCGCCTGTACCAACGTTACCCCCACCAGCTCCGGTAGGGTCCATAGGGGCAGACCCCTCAGGGCCACCAGGACCCCCTTGTGGAGCCTGTGGTGCTGCTTGTGGGTTGGCTGCTTGGAACGTCTTAAGCATCTCAGCCTGTACAGCCGCACGTTGCATAGAGTTTGTTACTTTATCAGGATCAAGATCGAGAGACTTAGCAATCTCACGGATGATGTAATCCAACTTAGCAAAAGGTGCAAGCACAGGGTTCTGTACAAGACCAAGCAACTGCATCAAACGCTGGCTACGTACTTCGTTAGCCATGAGTGAAGAAGTACCAGCAGCTTTAACCTCAAGATCACCCTGAATCTCTGGGTCAAAGTCAAACTGCATGTTGAAGGAGAAGAGAGCTTTACCGAGAGGACCAAGCAGGTAGTCGTCGAAGTTCTGGACCACGGTACGGATACCGCCGTTAGCAGCAGACATCAACATAGAGATACCTGAGGCTGTACGACCAACACCAGAAATACCCGTCTGCCCGTGAGCAAACGAAGGGAAGCCAGTAGACTCATCAGAGAGCTGACGGGCTTTATCGAACATTTGCATGTTCTCGTTAGATACGTTAGGGAACTTGGTCCCAAAGATAGCCTGCCCTGGGGCACCAGCCTGACGCCTAAACACTTTACCAGGGTACACCTTTAGGTCTTGACCTGGTGTCAAAGCAGACTCGTCTATCTCAATAAGCAGGTTGCCTGAGAGAGCAGCATTGTCCACAGCCATACGCATGAAGCCGTTCATCAATGTCTGAGTGTCGTCCATGTTTTCTGCAAGACCTACACCCCAAAGGCTGTAAGGGTTCATCTCGTAAGGGACAGCGTAGTAGGGGATGATCGCAGGAGTAAACGGGTTAACGACAAGACGAAGGACACGTCCATGACATACCCAGATGTTTACGTTAACTTCGTCTACATCGTCAAGGTTGTCAGGGATATCTACATCGTGGTCTTCTAGGATTTCACGATCAATGTTACCCCAGAACTCTAAGACTTCGTAACGTTCAGTACGGGAGTCTTGAGCGTCGTCGTCCATGACCTGCTCCCAGTCTTCCTTGATATAGTTGGGACCCCACTCTAGTGCAAGAGCAATCTCTTCTTTACGAAAGTAAGGACGTTTGTTCAGACCACGTAGCTTAGGGCCTGACATCTTATGACGTTCAACGAACCATTCAGCTTCATCCATGTTTGCGGCGTCTGGGTCAGGGTAGCCGTTCCAGATGGATACGTGGGAGACCTTAGGGACAGTCTTGATCAGAGGCTTGTAGTTGCCCTCCTCATCCCACTTAGGATACTCTTTGTTCTCTGTAAACGGACCCTTCATCAAACCTGTACCAAAGAGGGCACACTCGAAAGCAGCAGCCCGCAGGTGCTTCTTAGCACGAGACTCCTCTAGTTGGTCGTGAATTTTCTTCTCCATCTTCTTAGCTGCAATCTCTGCAGGATGAAATGTAACCTGAGTAGGAGATGTACCTGGGCCAGCTTTGAGTTTGTCCTTAATAGGATCAAGCTCGTCACTCATACTACCTAGGCGACGTAGGAAGTCATCGGTGGTCTCACCAGGATTTACCTTAGGGTACTCAAACTCTTTCTCAGCTGTGGCCACCTCATCGTTAGTCTCAAGGTGGACTGTGTCCTCTACTCCATCAGGAAGAGTAGTAGGGTCAATGGTCAAAGGGAACCTAGCGGAGCCAAGCAAGACATCAGTAATCTGACCATAGGCTGCTGTCACCTTGGTCTTAGTTACTTTAACGAATACCTTAGACTTCTCTGTTTCTAAGAACTGTACTTCAGGGCCGTAGAGGCCACGATAGTTCCTGTAAGCCCTGAGCCAACGGTGCTCCTCGGTTTCACGAGCAGTAGAAGCTTTGCTAAACCGTTCTTGTACGTAGAGAGCAATAGTGCCTGAAGGGTTATCTGTCTCGTCTTCTTCTTCACGGTCATCCAGGGCAGTCATGTCTTCCTGATCCATGTTGTTCTCGAAGTCGTCTTCCATGTGTATTCCTTAATAACCTGAGTCGTAAGAGTTGTTCTTCGACAAGTTGTCTGTGGCTTTAATGATGTGTAGGTTATCTGCTACGTGCAGGCCTGAGACGTTAGTACCCTGAAGTGGAATCCTGTGGTCAACGTGGTATGCCTCACCCTTGAGCCTACTTATAGCTGAGCAAAGCTTGTAAATTAACTTTATCTTCGTATGGTCAGCCCAGGTGGGTGTTCGTTGGAGTACCGCTGCTCTTCGCTTAGCTACTCTTGCAGCTCCACTACCACCCCTGTCCCGTAACCTTGCTGTCTCGTTAACTCGCTCTCTGTTGTCTTTCTTCCACGTGCTGTTTTGTGCTCGTTCCATGTACTTTTCTTTATTATCTTGGTAGTGCTTTACACCTGCTTTGGACTTACGTTCTTTGTTACCTCTGTTCCACTCTGTTGATCTAGTCCTTGAACAAGGTTTGCAAGTATAAGCTTTACCAAGGGGAAAACTCTTTACATTGTAAAAGCAATCAAGACTCTTTTCCTCTTTACATCGATTGCATATCCTCATGTCAGTATCCCATAACGCTGTCTGATGGTGTGTATGGCTCTTGAATAGGTGAGTCTAAGTAGCCGCTCTGAGGTCTCGTCATAACACCGTAGCGGAAGGCGTCGTAGAGGTGGTCTTCTGAGTTAGTATCTACGTCCTCTGAGTTTCGTTTGTCGAGAGGTATGAGAGGGAGCTGCTCGATAGTTTTCTTACAGCTGCTAAAGAAGACTACTCTTGGTTCCTCTGTGTCTGGGTCTACTTGAAGTCTGCGGTGTATCTCGTTCTTACCGGAAACCCTAGAGCCTGCACTCCTGTCTGCTGGTCTCCAACGGCAACCCTTAACAATCATTCTCTCAGCGATACTAGGACCAGTGTCTCCTCGTTTGTGCCAAAGGGATGAGTCGAGAACACCGTAGCGTATCTTCTCTCCTCTCTCTAGCTCAAGGACCATGTCGGCTAAGTCCTCAGCAAGGACCTTACTAGCGTACAGTTCACGGTAGACTATAAGCTTTTCATCGAGTGGGTCTACAGCAAACCAAAGAATCCCTGTGTAAGATGAATACCCGTAATCTGCAGCGCGGAACTTAGTCCAGTTGTCTGGTATAGAGTAAGGCTCCACAACGTGTATCTTGCGGTTGAACTCAGGGAAAGCAGCACCTTCAGCAATGTCCCAGTCTCCTTCTAAAAGTTGTCGCCGTAGATGCTCCGGCATAGACAGTAGGTTAGCTTCGTACATACCATCGTCTGCGAGGTATGGGTTGTCAAACAAGGTGGCAGGAATAAACCTGCGCTTTAGCATTGGTGTTCCTACTAGGTCGTTTGCAACAGCGTAAGTAGACGTGCTAGGCCATACTAGTGTGTCACCAGTTTCATGGTCAGCAGCCCAGAATGCTTCGTTATACGGTGCTGGGTCGATAAACATCTTCTTAACCCAAGCGTGACCTGAGCCACCAGGGTTAGAAGTAGCTCGTTGTATTAACGGCAGGTTAGAACCTTTAGCTGTACGGAGACGAGTACGCATATAGTTCCAAGCGTAGGGTGTAGGCCACTGTGTTAGCTCGTCAAAGCCAATCCAGTTGAAGGCCTGCCCTTGGTAACGCTGTACGTCGTCGTCTTTGTCTAGATAGGACATCCATAGTGTTGCACCACTAGGCATGATCCAGGTTTTTTCCCTCTCAAGGAACTTTGCACCAGGAACAGCCTTAGGGTAGAGGTCTTTGGAGACGGAGATCAGTTCTCTTAGCTCTTCTGTAGAGCGACGAACCAGAAGCATGTTAGCTTTAGGGTTATTGAAGTAACGAACAGGGTCAGCCACCATCGCGTAGCTCTTACCACCTCCAGCTGCCCCACCGTAGAGCACTTCTTGTTCTGATGACGCTAGGAAGTCCTCTTGTGGTCCAGGGTTAGCCTCAAATATTACTGAGGTAGCCTTCTTAACGTCTACATCAGGGGCTTTAACTCTAGCAGGGACCTTAATCGGTTGAGCAGGTACTGTTGCCTGCGGTTTCTCTTCGACCGAGGCTTCTTTCTTCGATGTGTTGGGCTTTTTCACACGCTTCTTTGTAGCATCGGGCGAGGTAGCGGTAGTTTGCAGATTCTTTCGTACGTTGTTGCTCACTTTTTACCCTTGTCATAAGTCCTGAGTGAGAGATGTAGCGCCCACTGTTTGTGCTTAACCAGTTAGCTACGTCACGGTAGCTGTACTGTTTTAAGAAACCTTTAGCTTTCTCCATTAAAAGAAGTTCTTCTTCAATAGGCAAGAGGATATCTTTATCTTCTGGGTCTTGCTCGTATCCAAAGGGTACCACTCTCCCTATCCGTACCACGGGTAGAAACCTGTAGCCGTCTGGACCTAGAGAAGGCTTAGGTAACTTAAACTCTGTTGTTATTTTAGCCATCTACGCCTCCTTTGTCAAGCATTAAATCTTAGGTGGCAGGATAAAGATAGGAGACTCAGCCTTAATCTCTACTTTGTCAGCACCCTTGTGACCAGCACGGTCAAGGAAGTCTTTAGCAGCCGCCATCTTCTCTTTGTTACCAAGATCAGTAGGAGACTCCATCACAGACTTCATAGCCCAAGCAGCCTGAACCCCAGTGGAGACAAGAAACTTCTTAGTAAGTTCTGCAATTTCATTCTCTAGTGCGTTAACTACAGTGGAGGAGGATACCTTGTCAGCGTAACCTGCTAGTTGTTTAGCTTTAACAAAGCTACCCTCGGCTTCCTCAAAGAGGACATCAAGGAAAGTCTGTTGCATCTCTGTTAGTTCTCGTGCCATACTATTTCCTTTTCTTAGCAGTCTTAGCTGCGATCTTCTTAGGCTGCGCAACGTGTTGCTTACCCGCCTTGGTGCCCTTACGCTTAGCTGCGGAGGTAGCTGCGTACTCTTTGTCTGTGAGAGCAGCTCTGGCTTTCTTAGGTAGGTACCGTTCTCCTGTGGCCTTCTTACCCTGGGTAGAGTTCTTACCGCTCTTGGTGCCCCAGTCCTCCTTAGTCCACTTGGTGAGGTCCTTCTGGCTCCTTGCTTTTACCATTACTTGTAGCTCCCACCCTTAGCCTTATACTGCTTAGCAACCATCTGTGCTTTACGGGCGGACCACTGCCCAGCGTTACCGCCTTTAGAACCTGCCTTGATAGAAGCGACAAGGTTCTTGCGCATCGTAGGTTTGGTGTAGTTACCTGCGGCGTTAACCGTGCTCTTCTTCTTAGCCATTATTTACCGACCCATACTATTTGCAAGTAAGACGAGGAACACTGCGCCTAACACGAGGGCTACTGCTACTACAGTCCCTACTACTGTGAGAAACGTACCCATTATTTCTTCCCCTTCTTGGCTGGAGCTTTACCCATCTTCTTAGTAGCACCCTTAGCGCAGCCGCTAGTCATACCACCTTTAGCCATACCCTTAGGTTTGGCTTTAGCTTCCTTGTCCATCATTTCTTTCATCTTCTTGTTCATAGTTTGGTTCCTTTGTTTAAGTATGTGTAGGCTCTATTAATGTGTTCTTTAAACTCTTCAAAAGACATGTCACTCTTAGCTCGGTTACAGTACTTGCAACAAGGCACACAGTTGTCAGGTGAGTACCCTAGTGAGCTGTCTACGCGGTCAACACCGCTAAACTTAATTGTGTACTTACTCCAGTCTCGACCAGGGGAATCTTTTTGTAAGCTATGTGCGTTTTCAAAGTAGTTTAACTCCTGCGGCTCTAACCCGCAGTACGTACAGTCTTGCTGGGTAAGATCGTTAAACTCCTCGTAAGACAGTTCAAAGTTAAAACCCCTTTTTACCGCTCCGCTTTTGTAGGAGTGCAGTCTCGAGTTTAACATGCGGCGTTGTTCTTTGGTGTTGCCCTCTTTGTCTGTACCGCAGCCACAAGTGTTTTGATTTAAGATTGCAGGATATTTCCAGAAACGTCTTTCGTCACCACAAAGACACTCCACAATCCATGTTTTATTTTTCCCAACAAGCTCAGTCCGTGTAAGCTTAAAACTACCTACAGTCTCACCAGGAACGGCTTGGTTACTTTCCATCAGCAGTCCCAAGCCTTCCGACTCCAGTAGTTAGCTGAGAGCTTACTAGACTTACCTTTGATACCACCAGAGCGGGCACAGTAACTCTTCTTACGATTTGGTTGGTCCTTCTTGATCGTCATCTTGGGGTCCCCAAAGCGAACAAGCTTAACTGTATCTCCTTCTTTAGCAAGTACTGCCATCTTCTTGTTAGCTCCTGGCGTCTTCTTTGGTTTGTTGTAACCGTCAAACTTAACACCCCCTCGGGTGAGCTTATCTGTTCCCTTAGCCATTACTTCTTGTTCCTTTTAAACAGTGACCTGACGTACCTGCTAACCTCCCCAGGAGAAGGGAGTAACCAGCCAAGGACCAGTAGCAGCAGGACCCAGGGTGGTATGTTCTGCACAGTGACGTTGTCTATTGCCCCAGCCTTAACACCCTTGTCAGCAGTCTGCGTTATGTCTCTGGCGTTTGGTCTGACTATCTGTTGTTCGTTGGAAGTCCTAAGGCCCACTGTTTGCTCGTTTTCCTGACCAAGCTGGGTGTTTGCTGCTACGTTAGGGCCACCCCCTGTTAAAAGACTAAGAGGGCTAAGGCTTGAACAACTTGTCAGAGTCATCAATCCGCTTAAGACCAAAGGCCACAGCAGCGTAAGTCGTAACAGGCCAGATGATAGTTTGAACAAGGGGTACGTTCTCCATGTAAATTGACCAACATAAGACAGAAAGCAGAACGGCAGCTGACTCTCGGGACCATGTTTTATTGATGAACATTTTCTAGTATGCCTTTTATTGACTTGATGTTTTCGTCGATACGGCCAAGGGTTACTTCTTGCCTCTGGACTACACTGTTAACTGCTGTAATGTTATCTTTGTTTTCCTGGATGTTCCCAGTGTTGGTAGCAACAGTACCCGCTAGGTCAGTTAGGAACACTACAAGAATAATAGTTTGGATGACGATTGAAAAGATAAGTGTGATAGGGATAGTCTTCGAAAGGTGCCATGATTCGTTAGCCATTACTTCTTCACCTTGTTCTTAAACTTATTCCACCAGGTGGTAAAAGGGTGTTCTTTCTTAACTTTAACCTGCCCGTACTTAATCTCTTGGAGTTCTTTCTGGTAGGCTCTAGCAACTTCCCTGATTTCACGCATCTTGTCTGCACCGTTGATGATACGTCGAGCGTTCATGTAGTCTGTGCCTTGAGCGTTGATGTAGTCACCGAGACCCTTGCCAGTGAACCAACCTTCTCGGCTACCAAGAACGAGTATCTTTGCGGACACCCAAGGTTCCATAACGGAGTCAGGGTCAGTAGTGAGGTCTAGGCCAAGCTCACGGCCAGCTTTAATGTAGTTGTCTTCCCATGTAAGCTGAACGTATCCTCGCCCATACCAAGGCCAGTAACGTAGGTTCTTCTTTCGCCATGTAGAAGCATTGCGCACCCAGTAAGCTTCTTTAACTGGTTTCATCGTGTGTGCTGTTTCCCACCATGCGGTGGCTAAGACGTAAGCAGCTTGGTCCAAAGAAAGACCGTAGACTTGGCACTCCTTTAGAATAATCTGAGTGTCGCCAAGGTTTAAGTTAATCTTCATCCCACTCTCTTCTCATATTAGGTTTATAGCAGTCGCTGGGCTTGAGGAATCCCTCTTTACGCATAGCCCATTCTACGTGGTCAAGGGAGTATGACACCCCAGTGTCTTGACGTATGGCCTCCCGTACGTAGAAGACATCAGACATAGGGATATGCACTCTCTCAGGGTTGTCTGAGTCCAGAAGGTTCTTGTAAAACTCTTCAATGACATTCTCACTTTTGTAGTACATATTCTTCTTCCTAGTTATATTTATTTAGGGACACTTGTCAACCGTTACTTCGTCTTTGATGACAAGAAAGGTTTTACCTCCTACCCTAAGTATAAAACCCTAAGTATAAACTAAGAGTCTTTTATAGTTTAGAGGAGTATACCTAAGTATAAGACCTTAAGTATACCCTGTTATACTACATGTATACTTATAGTATATAATATAGTGCATGTAGCCCCGGTTGTCAAGGGGTACCCAGGGTTTATTTACCTTAATGTAGCTTTTCCTCTAAGTACTTACCACTAAAGTTCCTTACACTGGTCACTTCACACTCTCATAAGCCTAGGAGTACCCAGGGTTCTGTCCTTATCTTGTCATTTAGAGGACCAACCTTCCTACACCACATCAAATTACCACACTAATCCCTTGGTTTACACCATAAAAGACTAACCGTTGTACTACAAGTATATACTACAAGTGTTAACTGCTCCAAAGTACTTACCAATATGTAAAAATACCCCCCGCTGTCAAAGGGCGTATATAAATAACGTACGGCCCCCCGGTGGCCCCTGCACCCCTAGCTTGAACGTGGTTCATGAACGTGGTTCACAGGATAAATAACACCATTCTACTAGCTAAACCATTGATATAACACGATAGTTTACACAATTAGTCATCGTGTATGTCCTTTTTGTCACACCTAGTGGGGTATCTGAGTACCGTTGTGTTATATCATAACAGTATGCATCACGTGGGCTAGCGCCATGTAACCATAACGCAACACTGCTGTGCCATTTATACCACATACATCCTCACAGCCACACAGAGGGCCGCTACAAGCCCTTCTTACGTTTTACCTAGGGTCAGGTCACTAAAACTCAGGTTGACGATTTGTTCACCCCTTGTTCTACTTTGTTCACCCCTTGTTCTACTTTGTTCACCCCTTGTTCTGGTTACGTTCCTCAGCCATGCTCTGAGCGCATAGCTCTTATGCAATCTTAGCACTGGTCATTCTGCTGCACAATTCCTAACATACTTAGGGATTCTTTACGTGATAAATGTTACAAACGCTGTAATATTTCGTGATTTGCTAGGTAGTCGGTTTCATGACCTTAATGTCTTACGAAACGACCACCGGTAGACGGTCCACTTAGTCTCCACGTTCTTTATATTTCCACCCTGTTCAGGGTTCCCTTTGTCCTAGGGGTCGCGCCTCACTAGCGCATGGACACATACAAGGGTCGCAAGACTTTCCCCTAGGGGTTCACTTGGCCCGCTTCACATTTTCAACAGTGTGCACAGTGTCTGATAGGTGTGATGTAGTGTCACCTGTAAAAAAGTTTCGGCTAAGACCCGACTACTCAGACAAGCGTTAGCTATAAGCATTTATTGCAATGGGTTCCCCTTGTCATAATAGTGTCAATTTACCTTTTAAAGGTCGGTTGCCTGTTATGCTTTGACCCATAGTCGATAGGTGCGCGATAAGTCTAACCTAGGGATATATGCGTGAACGCAACGGGCTAACCCCTAAACGCTTTACGTGATGAGACAATACAACTAAACACGACTTAATGAGGGGTCCAAAACCCTAACACTGCCCTAACAGGTGGTGTTTTTTACGTTGTGTTTTAGTTGTGTCTTATGGAGTGTTACACGGTGTAGCATTCCTTGGATACAACTAAAGGTGTATAAAATGACTACTTTTACTTTCAAGATGGATGATGCTCAGATTATCGCTGGTATTAAAAGCGTTGGACAACGTTCTAAGTCTATTCGCGTTGACATCCAGAAACTTGCGGTGTCAATCACACTAAACTGGGCGAAGGCTGGGGCAGCAAATATTGCTGCTGAACGTATGACTGACCTACTGAATAATATGGACCCAAGCCATAAACAGAAGCTAGTAAATTGGTGTGACTCTTTTTGCGGGTTTTCTTTGGTGGATAACAAAGATGGTGAAAAGGTGTTTGCCTATAGCCGAACAAAAATGAGTGAGAAGCAATGGGGTGAGGCGAAAGCTGCCAACCTGTTTGACTTCACACCTGACTTGCCGCCTGTTGCCTTCAACTTCAAGGCTAAGTTTGCACAGTTGATTGCTGCTGCTGAAAAGCGTAGCGCCGTGACTGATGCGACGAAGCGTAACGCAGATGATGATATCCCTGCTGAGCTGGTGGCCAGTGCTAAGGCACTGCTCGCTGCAATGCCAGAGGTTGAACCTGACTTCTAAAGACGGATCAAATGATTTAACTGTAAGCACCCTGTAAGGTTATACTTATGGGGTGTTTCTATGTCTGGTTAAGCGTAGCTTAACTGTAATTAACCTACGGTTAATGCTAATCATGGGGAGAAAAACTATGGTCGTCAATAAGGAAGTGTTGTGAAGGTGTATACTATGGTAAACATAGTCACTGGTAAGGTGGTGCTTGAGACCTGCACACTTGATGATTGGATACGTCACGAGAATAGAAACGTGATGGAATTGAAACCTAAGAAAGGATAACCCAATGCTACGTACCTTCCTCACTGACACCCTTGGTATTATGTCCATTGCTACTATGGTGTATGTACTACCGTTTATAGCTTATGGGTTGCAGTAGTTTACTGCGCCAAGCGTCCGGCTTCCTAAGGCAAGACCAAGGACGGTAAACCCTCTGGTGTCTGGAGTCTAGACTTTGGATGACGGCGGGGTAGCTAGCGTAGCAGCGGCTGTTATGGGCCTTACCTTACTGTTTGTGTACGTAGGACCCATGATGCCTGAAGATGGTGCCGTGGTGCCTCTCGCTGGGAGTGTCACACCCTGTCAGGACAACGTAACCCCTCAACTAGGAGAGTAACAATGGAAAACTCTGTACTTATCAGCGTCAACACAGCTGAACGTCTTGCTAAGCGGGTACCACGAGCGATGGGTACAGTAGTTATCCGTCGTGTCTACAAAAGGTTTGCCCACCAAGGCTACTCACTTGTGGTCAATGGCAAGCCTCTCAATGAACGAGCGATGTCTTTGCTCAGCAACGAACAACGTTAGGGTATACTATGAAATATAAGCTTACCAAGAAGCAAGTAAGGTACCAGTTAAACTAACCTAGGGTATATACTCTAAGTATCTACTCTTCTAAACCCTTAAATACCTTAAGTATACTTAGGGTATAATAAGATACACTAAAAGAAACTTAAGTCAAGGAGAAAGTTATGCTAGAGTTTGTGCTCTTTGCTATCGACGACGGACACAACTTACACAAGCGCAAGAAGTTTATGCACTACGTGGATACTCTCCGTGCCATGGGTAAAGCATCTACGGTGCACCTTTGTGTTGGTAAGTATAAGGGGAATCTTGAAGGCTCTTACCTTATGCTCTCAAAAGACTATGACAACCACATACAAGGGCGTGAGTATGTCAAGTATCAAGAGAGTGTACTCAGGGTACCTGGTGACACTCGACAGCCCTGTGTGCTTGAGTTCTCTGATGGAAGTTCTATCGTAGCTGGAGGTATGTCACAAGTGTCCCCTGAAGCAGCAATGAAACTTGATAGTTGGACCTACGTAGAGGAGACAGGTAAGTACTTTACCTGTGGTTCCTTTGTTTAGTGTGGGTGACAGGGTACAGTGTGGAGATGGCAATGAAGTATTCACAGTCACTGCTGTTACTGACGCTCCACCCCGGGTAAGCTTAGGTGGTACCCGCGACCATTGGTATCCCTCACGTATATTCACTCTAGTAACCCCTGTTGCTCCTGTCAAGCCTAAACTAACAGGTATGGCTCAGTTCCTAAAGGATACGGAGGATAAATATGTCACGTAAAGTACTAGGTATCACTGCTCACTTCCGTAGACAAGACGGTAAACCAGAGCTTGATATGGAGAAGATCAACCCTGACTGGTCCTACGCCCTTGATAATCCCCGGAGTACCCTATGTAGCTCCTCCTTAAACACACTCCTAGAGACAGGAAAAGGATTATCAAGAGCCTTTACATGGTCATCTACTCCTCAAGGGAGGGGGTACTGGTCTCGTCTCTGTGAAAACGGTGACGGGTGTGCTATCCTCTCGGAGGAAGACAAGGAGTATACCCGCTATCTCATGAGGGAGCACACCTAATGAATTACAATGAGTTTATGCGTAAGCTAGACGGAAGGAAATCAAATGACACTACTAATCGTACGACGGAGACGCCTCGGGCACTCGACTTGCAAGGCATTATCAGGTTTGCTATCAGACTTGGGCACTCCGAACAAAGTTTGGCGCAACGACCAAACGTTCCCGACCTCCGAGAGGCTAGCTTCTGGGCAGGGTTTGACGGGTATCGTGCGTTGGGGGTGTACGGCGACGGTACCACGATCTTCTACTGCTCGGGTGCCTGTTATAAACTTAGCCTCGGGGATACACCAAGTGAACAACAAGACCCAGTTCCTCCTGAAGCTACAAGAGAGTATGCTGGATCAGACGGGCTTGCTTCCCGTGTTGACTAGTATGAACGTATCTATGGGTGCAGGTTCCGGTGGGACACAAGTGACAGATGGCAACCAACAGTGGGTAGTGAGACCCCACCAGCACAGCCAAGGGAGGAACCTAGAGGTGTTAACTCAATCGCAACTGAGCACGAGACTCGCACAAGGGAGTCTGAACGGGCACTATGCGAGACCCTTAATCGAGAAGAAAGCAGAGTACAGGGTTTACGTGGTGAATGGGAGGGTTGTGAACGTAGCTCAGAAGACCCCTGGTGATCCCTCTTCAGTAGCATGGAACGTGGCTCAAGGTGGGAGGTTTGACAACCTACGCTGGGGTGACTGGCCTATGAAGGTGGTTGACCTTGCTTGTCGTGTCTTCCCTCACACAGGGTTGAACATCACAGGTATTGACATCATGGTTGACCACGATGATGAGGCGTGGTTCATCGAGGCTAACTCCGCCCCCTCACTGCCCTTCAACTCCGATGGGTCCACTACCTACCGCCAAGAGTGTATTGCAAAAGCGATACACTACACACTGACAGTTAACAAGGACATGATTGATGCCGAAACAAACAACGGGTGGCGGGGCTACGTACATCCAGCAATCTGGTCAACGACGAGAGAAAGCGAAGCAAGGGTTCAAAGCTAACCCTCGGGTCTTTGTCTACGGAACACTCAAGGAAGGGTACGGTAACAACCGTTTGCTTTCTCACTCGAAGTTCCTTGGCGCTGCTCAAAGTGTCGGTAACTTCGTGCTTGGTAACGTAGGTTTTCCCTATGCTTTCCCTTCTGACGCAGTGCCAGAGCAGTACAAAAAGCTTTGCTTCCCTGTGGTGGGTGAGCTTTATGAGGCTGACAGTGTAGAATCTTTCCTCAGCCTTGACTTCCTAGAGGGTTACCCCTCTCACTACGACAGGCGTATCACAATGTTTGACAATGACGTCAACGCTTGGATGTACGTTCAACCTGACTGGTACAACGCACGGTATTGTGATGCGTGTACCTTAGAGAATGGAGTTTGGTCATGGCCTTGACACTAGACCGGAGCGGAAGCTTCCCTCGTGTTGCTACAAAACGTAAGACAAAAGTTTCTGTTGGCTTCGAGTGGGAGGTACCAGCAGACATAGAGGAACCAGAGTGTACCTGTTGTGAGGAAGGATACATAGACGAGGATGGTAATCGAGAGGAATACTGTTCATACTGTTGCGGGGAAGACGGCTCTAGGGTAGACCTCAACCGTGTGACAAAAGACTTCATTGAGACACACGGTTTCCGTACTCACATTGAGTGCGGCGGTACAGAGTTTGCATCTCCTGTGTTTGGTAATATCACAACAGCACGTAGGGTTGCTGGTCTCCTTAAAGGTGTGGCCTTACAGGACCGTGCCCTTGGCCCAGAGGTGGCTGACTACAATGCCTGCGGTATACACGTTCACACAGGACACACTGACTGGAACAAAGGGGTTGGTTATGAGTACTCTACTGACGTAGAGTCTGTCTATGCGCAGGTTGTCTCTATGCTAAACCGTAAGAGTTCTGCTGCTTTTGTGCTGGAGTTTTCTGGGCGGGAGAATGGTAACACACATTACCTTACTCAAGCTGTGTCTTCTTGCTGGGACTATACTGAGGGTGTTACCACACCAACGAGAGAGCAGCTCTCCTACATGAGATGTATGAAAATGGTTCGTCCCAATTGTTTTGGAAGAATAGGCACTGTTGAGTATCGTCTGTGGGATGCTGCTGAAGACAGGTTGATCCCTGCTATTGAATTTGCCCATGCCTGCACGACCTTCATCACTCGACGTAAGGATATCCCTTACCTCAAAGAGTTTAAACTGTGGCTTGACAGGCAGTCAGGGTACAAAGTTTTGAAACAAGACAACGCTTGGCGTTTACTCTAAGGAAAACCACATGACCTATGTAACACTCAAACTCGATAACTGCTTCCTCGTGTCAACAGTAAGGGATGACTGGGTACGGATTGATGGCTCACCCATTGCACCATACACTGATCGTTGGTTTCAGGACCCGGCGTTCATTGCCTCTCTTGCGACCAACACTTGGGGCTCTGTTATAGCTTTCGTAAAGAAGAACGAAGATGAACTAAGAGCGGGCATCTACACGGGATACTTTATCTCTGACCTGCTATCCACCCCGGAAGAGGTTCTCTCTAAGCCGGTGGTCAAAGTAAACCTAGGAAATATAAGGGACTCTACTTCGGTGCTCTTCACAGAACCTCAGGGGGGTGCAAAACCGTATGTACAGTATGATGGTTTCTCCAAGCAACCTAACTTTCCTCTGACAAAGAGGAGCACTGCGGTCTTCTTAAACGTATACTCCTCAGCCTACGTACGGGGTTTGAACAGTACCATGACAGCCGTTCGTACCCCTTCTCAGGTTATGAACTACACGTATCGTCCTGACTACAAGTTCATGGCTATGCCTAAGGAAAAGACAGAGTGTTTCTTTGGTCTTGAGCTGGAGGTTAACTCAAGGATTCCTTGGGACGATGTCTACCGCACAATGACAGAGGTCTTCCCTGTCCAAGAACCATTCATCTTTGCTAAGTCTGACTCCAGTATTAGCGGAGATTTTCTTAACAGTTACGAGATTGTCTCACACCCTATGTCACCCCGGCGTATGCGGGCCGAGTTCAGAATCCTGTTTACCAAACTTGAGAGACTCCTTAAGGAGAAGAACATGGTATGGGAAGAGAACTTTGACATGGTAACTAAGAGTACAGGTATACACGTCCATGTCTCTAAGACAGCGTTCACTCCTTTGTCTCGGACACACATGAAGAAGTTCATGCTCTTATGGAACACTTCAGGCTCGACGGTCTCCTCATTCACGTCTCAACTTGCCTGCCGTGAGACTAAAGGCAACCACTACATCAAACCTGCTGAGAGTTACCGTGGTCGTTCCCTTGCTTGGATGCTTCGGGAAGGTAAGAATAGTGAGCGTTACGCAGCCTGTAACGAGACACGGGAAACTGTTGAGGTCCGTGTCTTTCGTGGTCAACCTTGTCTCAAAGCTGTGTGTCACGCTATCGACACAACAGAAGCTATGCTCAAGTTTACTGAGCAGGCGTCGATGTCTCAACTGAACCGTCGCTTCCCTACCGCTTTCAAGTCTTGGTTGGGTAAACAGAACAAGAACTCTTATCGTTCCTTGAAGGAGACTCTCAAATGTGCTTAATCATAACACGAGAACCTAACGTCACTCTTGACAAAGTGAAGTTTGACACAGCTGTGTTGAACAACCCCGATGGCTGGGGTATCTCTGTACCTGACATGGAGGGACAGCTCTACACTACACGGAGTGTCACTACTGACAAGGAAGAACTCTATGATCTCTTGCACGGAGAGTTCAAGGGTGACCGCCTACTCCTTCACCTCCGGTACACTACCGCTGGTGACACAGTGTTACGTAACTCTCACCCCTTCCCTGTGCTTGAAATGGGTACGCATGGTGTTGACATGCGTGTAGCACACAATGGGACGCTCACTAAGTGGTCTCCTCCCGTTGCTGGGGCAGGTAGCTGGGAGTCTGACACTCGTCGCTTTGTACGAGGCTATGTGCGTCCCCTTATGGAGCGTATGATTAGGGGGCACTCCAGTGAGGACGTTCTGTCTGACCCCTTCGTCGATACTTTACTCGACAACCAGCTCACCAGTGCGTCTGTCCTTGCGTTCATTGATGGGTATGGCAACACAAGCGTCGTTAATGCTAAGGGTAACGGTGGTTTCACTGACGATGAAGGGACCTACTTTAGCAACAAGTACTCCCATGACCCAGGCCACCGTGTGCCTACCCCTGTGACTCACGGAGGTTCGTACAAGCCTATGGGAAAGAAGACTGGGACGACTACTACTACGGGTCGTCCCGCTACTGGGACGAAGGCTACTGTGGCCAAGAAGTACTTCACTGATTGCGTCACTCAATCCTTTATGGAGAAGTATGAGGTGGATGACCCAGCTGATCTTGCTCTAATGTCGGATGAGACTATCCAAGTACTCGTAGAGGATGAGCCTGAAGATGCTATCCTTCTTATCAAAGAACTCTTGGCTCTGCACTATCGTGAGTGTCGTGCTGTCACCTCTCTGGTAAACAATGGAGCACTTAAAGATAAGCAGATCAAAGACTTACAAGACAAACTTAATGTAAAGGCGGTGCTCTCATGCCCAACCTCCTAACCTTTGAACCTAAGACTAAACCAGAGGAAACAGCTAAGGAATATGCTAACTCTTTCGTTGACTACCTCAATGAAGACGTCTCGTTCTCTAACACACCTGACTTGCCTGTCCTACGGTATGCTAAGATCATCCCTGTCTTTATCTGGGATGAACTCAAGACCTACAAAGGTCTAGCCGAGGCAGCAAACATCACACATGATATGCACGAGACAGATCAGTACCTTGTACACAGTAAGCAGAAGTATCTTCCGTTCATCAATGCCGCTGACAAGCCGGGGTCTCATCACGACATGCTCTTGCCTTCCAGCCCTGAGTGGACTAAGGGTTTCAAGGTTAACCCTATGAAGAACATCCCCACTCGACACTTAGCGGGACGCATCATCCACGTAAACCTTGAGGCTATCCAGTCTCTCGATCGCTACTACTACAACACTTCTTTCCACGTACGTCACAAGGCTTTGTTCTGCCGCCCTCAAGGTGCGCAAGAAGAGCTGAGTGCTTGGCTGTACACTGTGCCCACTCGTAACATCACTAAGTACCTTCCTCATGAGAACACCTACGAGATGCTACGGGGCTTCAGACCTAAGCAGTGCTCAAGTAACATGGGTGGCCCTTACACAAGTACGCACCAACGTCCAACCTAAGGTATATACTCTAGGCACTATACCCTGAGTGTTATACTCTTCTAAACCTTTAAATACTTAGGGTATATACTTAAGGTATAATAAGATAGCAGACTTCTTTTGTAAGTCAAGGAGAAAAGATATGTTTCAAGTAGGAGACGAGGTAAGAAACTATTCCACAATCTACACTGTCGTGGGGGTGGTAGGTAACCGTGTAAGTGTCATTGATGAACAGGGTCAAAACACGGGGGGCACCTTCTCTATGTCTTCGTTTACCCTAGCCAAACCTAGACTAACAGGTATGACACAGTTCCTCAAAGATACGGAGAAGAAGTATGAAACACTTAGCTAAGGTATACTCTGGTGGCTCAGGTACTCTTGTCATGGTCGCCCCCTACGACCTGATGTGTGACGCAGTAAACTTCTGTGACATAAACTCTAGAGCAGGAGACAGGTGTGTGGTGAGAGAGGGGTACGAGTCCTTGACAGGTACCGAAGAGTACACTACTATTGTAACTTGGATAAAAGAAAAGGAGAACAAGTATGTCTGACATGGAACCTACAAGATTAAACACCTACACTATCGAGAGTATAAACCTACGTATCAAGCACGGGGTGACAGCTCAAACACTGCGCGATGAAGGTGTATGGGAGGGGCACATCAGCATGGCTCTGCACCTAGCAGACAAACCTTCTGCTGAAGAGCACCTTGCCTACCAAGAGGAGGGCTAAGATGGACGGAGCGTTGACACCCCTCAGTCTAGACGTATGAAGTATGTCAAAGAGTACACAGCTAACGGTAAGAAAGTATGGCGGTTCAACTGCCCAAAGGATGTAGCTGCTGCTGGGGTTACCAAGTCTCAGACCTTCGAGGATGGACGCATAGCTCGCTTTGAGTTACCACGGTTAGTCCTCCTCGTTGGACAGTACCGCAAGGGTGACATCAAGGAAGGCACGGTGGGTGTGCACTCTCTCATGGTTCACCTGCTCAACCACTATTTACGTACTGATTACTTCAGGCAGCTGGCTGGTTCCTCTCAGAAACAATACGAGTCTGTCTTAGGATTATGTCTCTCCACTAGCGTCGGCAGCAAGACCTTTGGTGACATCAAGGTGACAGAGGTAGACGCTAAGCTATGCCGTGACCTCTACACTAAGTGGACCGAGCAAGGGTCTGTCTCCACAGCTAACACCAAGGCACGTATCTTGTCAGTGTTGTTGAACTACGCAGTGAGCATTGAGCTACTCGTTAACAACCCAATGGCTAAGGTACGGAAGCTGAAGCATGAACCTACCACACGTATATGGACACAAGGAGAGGTAGAGAAGTTGCTTGAGGTAGGGTACCAAGGGTTTGCCCTAAGGAACATCGCCCTGCTAGCTCACATGTGCTATGAGTACGCACAGAGGCCTGTTGATATCTCCCTTCTTACATGGGAGCAGGTAGACTTTGATACTAACTGTATCACTATACGTCAGACTAAGCGTGGTGCTACTGTCCACCTCCCTATTGAAGAACCACTGTGTACCATGCTGTTAACACAACAAGACGAGTGGGGTTTCCAAAAGTATGTCGTCCCTCACCAGACGCCAAGAGGTTCAGTGTACCACCCGATGAGCAGAGCAGAGATGAACACACAGTTTGTTACTCTCCGGGACACAGCAGGACTGCACCCCGATCTACAACTGGGCCTGCTACGTAAGACCGCTATATCGGAGTTGGTTCAGGCTGGAGTTGACGCGGTAGGTATCATGCAAGTTACAGGGCATAAGAGCATACAGAGTTTAAACCCCTACATGGTCAACACCTTAAAAGGTTCTTCGTCAGCGTTGTCAGCAAGGACAGGTAGGAAGACACCTAAGTAATCTTGACTTTATAACAGTCTTACTGTATAACTAGGGAGACCTACTATATAGGAGAACAGTATGGATAGTAAAGTTTGTCTAACATGTAAAGAAGAGTTACCAGTAGACAGTTTCTACACACGCAAGTATTCAAAAGACTCAGGCTCAGTTCCCTTTGGGGAGTGTAAGACGTGCGCTAATGTGAGGGCTACTAAAAATAGAAAGAGCAGACGTGCTAAAAAACCTAAAGAGTTCTACGAAAAGGAACGTAACTACGGTAAGAAACACTACGCAGCTAACAGAGACGTATACAGGAGCCAAAACCTCAAGTCACTTTACGGGATAACACTTGAAGACTGGTACAGAATGTATGAGGAGCAAGACGGTAAGTGTGACATCTGTCAGAAAGACTTCCCTAAGGAAAGACAGAGGTGTAACTCTAAGTCTCTTGCTGTCGATCACTGCCACGACACAGGTAAGGTTAGGTCTTTACTCTGTGTGAACTGCAACATGGCTATCGGAGGTCTACGACACGATGAAAGTTTAGTTAAGAAAGCTCTTGCGTACTTAGTAAAACATAAATAAGGAAAGAACTATGGAAATTATCATCTCTATCATCATCATCTGGCTTACTCTTGGAGCTTTACATCTGCCTCTAACCAAGTACTGGTGGACAGATGTCCTCGACTACACTAAGGAAGACCAGCGTTTTGTTAGATGGGCTGTCCTTCTTGGGCCTTTTGCTTTAATATCAGGTATGATTCTTGTCTTACCTCTCTTTTTAAAACCTCGCTTTGAAGACCGCACTATCATTACAAAGCGGAGAACAAAATGACTGACCTTGATAAGAAAAGACTACTGCTCCTTGCCTCAGGGAGTGCCGACCACAAGAGACACTACTCAAAATACTGTGAGTTGTCACGAGAGGGGTTGACAAGTTGGGCTTTAGGTCATGCGTACCTCACACTGACTGGTCAGCGAGAGTTAGAAAGATTGCAAGGAGAACAAGATGACTAATGTAAAAGATGAAGCTCTGGAAGTATTCATGTTAAATAATACAACAGAAGACACACCCTGCCGCAGCCTTATAACAAAAGCATTCAAAGAGGGATGGAAGGCACGTAAGAAATCTGAGTACGAGGAAACAGAGTACATCCGCAAGGATACCTACGGCGCAGTGGTTGCTGACCTTGAGGAAGTAAGGGAAGAGTTAACCTGGGAATATGACACAGGTCACCTTATAAGATCAGCCGCAGACCGTATCACCGAACAGGCGGCTGAGATTGAACGGCTGCGCGATGCTTTGAACCGCATCGTTTCAGCGTCTGATTATTACTGTAGAGAAAACACCGATCATGAAGCGATGACACTCGCCTATGCCCACAAATCGACAGGACACATCGCCCGCGCCGGTCTCAAGGAGTAATATGAAACAAAGCACACCCCCAATTAAGACACACCGTACCTGCCCCTCGTGTGGTGCAGGGGGTAGCTACTCAGTGTGGGCTAACGGTGCTGGCTATTGCCACTCCTGTGACAAGTCCTCACGAGGCGAAGCTACCCATGAGAAACAAGTAGAACGAAAGGAACCAAGCCCTATGACAACAGACCTAACCCTTAAGTACCACCCTATGCGAGGCGTAGATGGTGACGTAGAGAAGTTCTACGGGGTACAGACAGGTATGTCTGAGAGTGGTGACCCAGTCACCAGAGTATACCCTTACCCTCACCGACCCAAGACACGTATCCTACCCAAAGACTTCTCTAAGAACTATGGGTTTACCAACGATTACCTCTTTGGTATGGACAAGTTTAACGCAGGTAGCTCTAAGTACCTGACGATTACTGAAGGGGAGGAAGATGCTCTTGCTGCTTACCAACTGTTAGGCAAGACTTTCCCTGTTGTATCCCTACCTTCTGCTGGTTCAGTCAAGTCTGTCCTCCAGAATAAAGAAGCATACAACTACATCAAAGCTTTCTCTGCTATCATCCTCGCTACTGATAACGACGAGGCAGGTAACAAGAGTGCAGAGATTCTCCAACGTGCATTCCCAGGACGGTGCTACCGTGTGAACATGTCTACCCACAAGGATGCCTCGGCATACCTACAGGCTGGTCACGGTTCAGACTTCAAGTATGCTTGGATCAATCGTCAGAAGTACGTACCTGACAATGTGTTCAACACGACAGACCAGTTCGAGAAGATTATCCGTGACGACAAAGGCTCTATGTATATCCCAACAGGTATCAAAGACCTTGACTCACGGTTGCTTGGGCTTATGCAGGGTCACTTTACTGTGTTTACTGCACCAGAGGGCGTTGGCAAGCAACTACCGAACACGACCCTTATACCTACACCTACTGGGTTTCAGACTATGGGAGGGTTAAAATTGGGGGATGAGGTTGTAGGTGGTGATGGTAAACCAACTAAAATTACGTACATCACGGAGACACAGCACAACGTACCTTGCTTTGAGCTTACGTTTTCTGACGGCACAACGCAGGTAGCTGGTGGCCCACACAGGTGGGGTGTTGTTAACACTGACGGCAAGTATAAGGTTAAGACTACTGACGAGATTATTGAGGAAGGCGTAACCCGTGGAGACGGTGTAGCATTGTACTCTGTCCCTATCTGTCAACCTCTTGTCCTGCCTACTGCTGATCTAGTCCTCGATCCTTACTCATTTGGACTTTGGCTTGGGGATGGAAACTCCTGCAGCCGTGGTATTACAGTGGGGTACACTGACCGAGAAGTCTTTGAGACTCTTACTGATGTTGAAAGATGTGTAGAGTATCCAGCAGGTGTGACTTACTACTTGAATACACTAAGCCATAAAGACCTTGTGTCTGAAGGAGTCTTAAAGAATAAACATATCCCAGAGGACTACCTTCGGGGTTCTATTGAACAACGTACCCGTCTATTGCACGGTATGATGGATAGCGACGGGGGCACACAGGGTTCTGGTTGTGAGTTCTATACTTCAAGTGCCCAGCTACGGGATGACTTCCTTGAGCTTGCCCGTAGTCTTGGCTACAAGTGTCGAGTACGTTCTAAGCAGAGTAAACTGTACGGTGTCCCTAAGAAGATAGCATACACTGTTTGGTTCTTAGCTCACGGTGATCGACCCATCTTTAAGTATCCCCGTAAACAGGATAAGGTTGTCTACTGTAAGACACGACGAGCAACACACAAGACTATCCGAAGCATTGTACCTGTGGAATCAGTACCTTCACGTTGCTTGACAGTTGACAATGAGGATCACTTGTTCCTCTGTGGTGAGGCCTATACTGTGACGCATAACACAGAGCTTATGCGTAAGCTGGAGTATAACCTCTTGGCTAACCACCCTACTATTCCTATCGCTATCATGCACCTTGAGGAAACAAAGAAGCGTAGTCTCCTAGGTCTTGCATCATATTTCTTAAACAAAGATGTGACACTACAGGACACAGAGACAATCACTAACGATAGGGGTGACGAGGAGATTGTATACCTCCCGAGTTACAAGGGTACCTCAGAGGACGAAGTGCTACAGGCTATCAAAGAGTTTACTGATCGTGAAAACTTCTATCAGTTTACCCTAAGTGTAGACGATGACCCTATGTCTATCCTCGAACAGATCAGGTACTTTGCTGAGGTGTGTGGCTGTCGGTACGTGTTCTTTGAACCTATCCAAGACCTAGCCTACTCACGGCAGAGTGAATCAAGTATCGAGGGATGGCTCAGTGAGCTGTCTACTAAGCTTGCCCGTCTTGCCACTGAGCTAGGGGTAGGTATCGTGTCTATTGCTCACGAGAATGACGATGGGCAGATACGTGACTGCCGTATGATTGGTAAGCGAGCCAGTGTTGTCATCAAGTTAAGCCGTGATAAGCTTGCCGCTGATGAGGAGACTAAGAACACAACACAGCTTCTTGTAGATAAGAACCGACCCGTCGGGCCAACAGGCTTCGGAGGTATGCTAGAATTTCACCCCGAATCTTTCACACTTTCAGAAAAGGAATTTTAGAATGTGTAAAGAAAGTGTACCTTCGGAAAAACAACTCTTGCTGATGATTAAAAACTTTAGGTTAGAGGAGGATGGCAAGCTTTACTGGAAAGTATCCCCAGTGCACAACGCAACTGTAGGTTCTGAAGCAGGTACGTATAGAAAGGGTTACAGGTCTGTTAAGATTAAAGGTACGCAGTTTTACACACACAGAGTAGTGTGGTACTTGAGGTACAGCGAATGGCCAAGTGACCAGATTGATCACATAAACGGTGTAAAGGATGACAACAGAGTAGAAAATCTAAGAGTGGTGTCGCCGGGTTTAAACCAAAGGTCTTACTGCAAGCCCAGAGGAGGGTACTCGAAGTACCGAGGAGTTTCTTATCATAAAAGTATGTCTAAGTGGATAGCCCAGGTAAGGTATGAAGGTAAACTCCTATACTTAGGTGCCTACGACAGCGATAAAAAAGCAGCTCTAAGGTATAACGAAGCCGCCTTAGAACTGGGGTTTAACAAAGAGGCTTTAAACATGCTATCAGAGAAGGAGTTCTAATGGACAACTACCCACAGAAACCACCCAGCTTAACCGCCTACCTAAACATTCGTAAAGTAAAATGCTTTGGGTATAAAGTGGGCGACCTCTCAACGATGACTGTTTACTGGAACCCCACCACGTGTAAACAAGAAATAGGTTTTGTAAAGGAGTAGGACATGACCCTAGTAGTAGTCTCGGATTGCGAAACAGATGGGCTAGACCCTGACAACCTGTGGTGTGTGGTCAATAAAGAACTTGGAGCTAAGTCCTACAAAACGTGGGACTTCAACTCAGGGTATGAAACCTTCATTGACTACGCAAAGACAGTAGACCGCTGGGTATTCCACAACGGTATAAGCTATGATGGTCCCGTGATAAACAAACTACTCGGGTCCACCGTGATTGATCCCTTTAAAATCTGTGATACTTTTGTTGTGTCCCGCCTTGTTAACTACATGGGGTACAACGGTCACGGACTAGATGAGATCGGTATCTCCCTTGGGCAGCCTAAGACAGTCTTCAATGACTGGGAGAAGTACACACCAGAGATGTTGTCCTACTGTAAGGATGACGTAGACCTAGGCACAAAGATATACAATAAGTACAAGAAGTATATCGACGACCCTGCTTGGGCTATGTCTATGGAGACTGAGCACCGGATGGCTATGTTGTGTAAGAAGATGCACGACAATGGTTTCAAGTTCAACCTTCAGTTAGCTAACGAAGTCCTACCTCAGATACAAGACAGACTTGACGAACTTAGCGCAGGGATGCAACGTGCTTTCCCACCTGAGCTTAAGGAGGTTCACCGTATCCAGTACCGTACTAAGGCAGACGGTGAGCTCTACGCTACCACAGCTAACGCTATGGATAACTTCCCTAAGACTGTGATCGACGGTGATGAGCTGGTGTGTTTCGATTGGGTATCGTTTAACCCTGGGTCACACCTGGATCGTATCGATAAACTCTGGGATGCAGGGTGGAGCCCTACTGAGAAGTCTAAGGCACACTATAAGTTCTCTCAACGGGGTGCAGTAGGTGACAAGTGGGGTAAGAAAGTCCTTACTCAGGAGACGTATGACGCTAAGAAGGAAGAGTTCGAACACTACGGCTGGACGGTAAGCGATGAGAACCTTGAGACACTCCCAAGCACAGCCCCTCAGGGTGCTCGTGACCTTGCTGAGTGGTTGTGCCTCAACGGTAGACTAAAGCCACTAGAGGAGCGTATCAGGGAGTGTGAGAGGGACGGACGTATCCGCACTAACTTCTGGCATATCGGGGCATGGACCCACCGTATGTCCCACTCGTCTCCTAACCTAGCTAATATCTCCTCACCATTTCAGGGGGAAGTAGTCACTGCTGTTGACCTTGTTAAGGAGAGGTTCGACGGTCAACTACGTGCTATGTTTACAGTGGACGAAGGCAACTGGCTAGTAGGTACAGACGCTGAGTCTATCCAGCTACGTATCCTAGCTCACTACCTAAAGAACGACGAGTACGTTAAGGCTATCACTGAAGGGAGGAAAGAAGATGGAACAGATATCCACAACGTTAACCGTGCAGCACTCGGACTTGAGCACCTTACTCGGGACCACGCCAAAACTTTTATCTTAAAGCTAGGATAACTTAGGGGTAACCCTTCGATTAAAACCTCGTGAACTCAGGGGAGGCCTCTAGTAGGTAATCCTGAGCCAAGCTAAGTAAACAAAAAGCTATTGATTACTTAGAAGGTGCAACGACTATCGAAAGCACATCGAAAGATGGAAGTTAGTAGAGTACACCCAAGTGGGTGGAAGCGCGAGGCTCCTGCTGTAAGCAGGATGATGATATAGTCTAGTCTATGCGGCGACGTGTAGCAGTTCATAAGAGAACGGGCTGAGCTTAACGAACTCAGTTGAATAAAAACGATGCTTGGCTACTCGGAGCAGGAAACGGCAAGGTCGCTAGAATCTTGGGCTGTACAACACGACAGGCGAAGGGGGCGGTGGATTCTTTCGTTGACCGTACCAAGGGACTTGGGAAACTTAAATCAGGACTTATCCGTAGGGATGCAGCCCGAGGTTTCTTTGAAGGTTTCGACGGTAGAAAAGTTATCTGTCCCTCAGAGTACTTAATGTTAGCAGGTTATCTGCAGAATGGAGAGGCTGTAATCATGAAGAGAGCCAACTGGCTATGGGACAAGTGGTGCACAGAGGATGGCTTGAACTTCAAGCAAGTCAATCTTGTTCACGATGAATTTCAAACAGAAGTTTGTGGGACGTATGAAGAGGCAGAAAGAGTAGGTTACCTGCAGTGTAAATCTCTTGTAGCTACAGGAGAAGAACTCGGATTGTTTTGCCCCATGTCTGGTGAGACACGTATAGGGAGGTCTTGGCTTGAAACCCACTGATAAACGGTGTAAGCATTGTAAGAAGTATAAACCAGCAACCTTTGACTTCTTCTTTAGGAAAAAATCTGCTAAGGATGGTTACGCCACAGACTGTAAAGTGTGTCACGTAGCTAAGAACAAGGCAAACCCCAGCTTTGTAACACAACAGAGAAAGTCATGGTTAAAAACTAAGTATGGCATCACCCTTGAGGACTACGATAGGATGTACAAAAAACAGGAAGGACTATGCGGATGTTGTGGTGAGCCTAATAAAGAGACCTACCTCTGCGTTGATCACTGTCACTCTACTAAAGAAGTAAGAGGTTTGTTATGTCGTATGTGTAACAAGAGTATTGGCAGCCTTGGAGACACAGTTGAAGGACTGCAGAAAGCTATAGACTACCTAGAGAAACACACACACTAAGGAGAACACAATGGAATTTAACTATGAAGATAGCGGTGTAGAATTTAAGTCTTGGCCTAAGATACCGAGGGACAAAGGTAACATCATCACTATTACTGAAAAGATTGACGGTACAAACGCTTGTGTTATTGTGCAAGACGGAGAACTTGTAGGTATTCAATCACGTAACCGTTTGATTAAACCTGGTGATGATAACATGGGGTTTGCCTCCTGGGTTATGCAGAACAAGGAGGGACTAGAGAGCCTTGGTGACGGGTATCACTATGGTGAGTGGGCTGGTCCTGGTATCCAGAAGAATCCTCATATGTTGGAGAACAAGACGTTCTACTTGTTCAACACATTCAGACCACACGAGTCTCTACCTGAGTGTGTCCAACAGGTTGGTATCTTGTACCAAGGTGTGTACTCTAAGGAGATTATAGAGGACTGCATGAGTACCCTTTGGTCTTGTGCTGGTTCTGCAGGTTACATCCCAGAAGGAGTTATCGTTTACTTTCATGACACACGCACCTACATGAAGGATACCTTTGCAAACCGTAAGGGCAAATGGAACTCTTAACACACTAAGGAGAACAAGGTGACACACGAGGATAGACTACAAAAAGCTAGGCTAGACTGGGACAAAGCTTATGACGCTATTGATGTCCCCTACTTTGAGGGCTACGAAGAGCTACACAAGGAATACCTCAGAGCTAGTAGGGTTTTATCAGAATGCAAAGCTTTATACTTGACACAACCCCAAGACTAACTTACTATTAACGTATGGAAACAAAGATAGCTATAAGGATTAACACATGGCATCCACTACTCAATACATCACAGGCACAGCAATGTGGGCAAAAGTATTCGCTCATAACAAAGACAAGAACGAAGACTTCCACGGACCAGGGGGTGCCTACGTTGTAGACCTCATCGTTGACAAGGAAGAGCTTGATAGTTTCGTATCTACTGGTGCTCGTACTACACCTAAAACTACCGATGAAGGTATGTCCATCAAGTTCAAACGTAAGCATACTCACCCCACTATCCCTGCCTTTGGTGGTCCACCTCAGGTTGTTGATGCAGACAAGCAAGCATGGGACGGTACCTTGATTGGCAACGGTTCTACACTTGAGATTGCATACACAGTGTACGACACTAAGCTTGGTAAAGGTACTCGCATGGAAGGTGTTCGAGTTATTGAACACATCGAGTTACCACCTATGGAAGGTGACTCTGGTGTTGCCAAGCTGCCGTTCTAATGGAGAAAATAATCCTAGACTGCGGTCCAGAACTAATGGGGGCGGCGTTAAACGCTGTCTTCCAAGTCCAACTCCAGAACCCTGACCAACAGGTAGGCTCTGAGTTTGCTATCAACACACAGGTTAACGGTGTCTCAATGGATGTCATTCGTAACCTCAACTCATACACAATTAGGGAACCATACTAATGACTAATAAACCAAGCTATGCAGCACAGATGATGATGCAACTAGACACCACTGTAACACTACGCCTTATCACGGTACTGGAGGATATCGAGGCAGGTAACGACCCTGCTCACATCCCCTTCTATGACTCCCTCAATGAGACCTTGTCCTTCATGCTTAAGCCTGCGGAGCTAGAGCGATTGTCTACCCGTGATATTAACCCTGCGTGGCTCACTACTGTGGCTAACCAAGTTGAAGACGCAGAGGTGGTCACTGAGGATGTCTAAAGATATCTCAACACTTATCCCTGATATCATGAAGGTGGTTGACGGGGAAGGGGGGTGGGACGAGACGATCACTAAGTACCTTGCAGATACAATCTCTGAGGTAGCTAGTGAACGTTTCGGTGGTGTACCGGAGAAGCCTAGGGATACCCTTAGTCTCTCCGGTATCGGCAAACCCTGCGAACGCCAGCTGTGGTCCAAGGTAAACGAGCCTGACCAACAGGAAGTAATCAACGCTGAACTCAAGGGTACGTTCTTCTATGGTGATCTACTGGAAGCCCTAGTGATTGCCCTTGCTAAGGCAGCAGGCCACGACGTACAAGGAGAGCAAGATGTTCTCTACGTTAACGGTATCAAGGGTCACCGTGACTGTGTTATTGACGGGTGGCTTGTTGACGTTAAGTCTGCTAGTGACTTCTCCTTCGAGAAGTTTAAGCGCGGAGACCTAGCCTCTAACGATCCCTTCGGTTACTGCAGTCAGCTCAGCTCCTACCTCTACGCTGGTCAAGACGATCCACTGGTTACCGAGAAGAACAAGGCAGCTTTTCTTGTCATCAAGAAGAACCGCTTCGAGTTGTGTCTCGACGTACACGACTTCACTACTCGTCTACCTCACAAGGAGGCAGAGGTACAGCACAAGAAGGACATGGTACGTGGCCCTATGCCACCCATCCCTGACGTTGCTGCACCTATCCCACAGTCAAAGACTTCACCTAATATGAAGTTGTCAACGCTGTGTACTTACTGCTTCCGTAAGAAGAAGTGCTACCCTGGTCTACGTACTTTCATGTACTCAGGTGGGCCATCACACCTTACTTACGTAGGTAAAGAACCACAGGTGCCAGAGATTGACAAGGAGATTTGGTGATGAAAGTAGAGTACCAGTACGACCAAGACCCTAGGTACGGATGGGCTTCTATAACTGTAGACGACAGTAAGCAAGAGCTAATTGTTATGCACAGTACATCCGGTGGGTCTAGAGGTTTTTACTACGATGGTGAGTCTTTTACTCCAACCTGTATTTGCTCTGCTCACGAACTTTCTGAGTGCGCTTGTGAAGGAGTTAGCTGGGGAGATACGTATGACTAGAATAACAACGTCTAGTGCCAAGGCCAAGGGACGAAAACTTCAAAAGCTTGTACGAGATAAGCTCATAGCTCTGCTTACTCCTCGGGGTATAGTAGAGGATGACGTTAAGTCTACTGGTATGGGGCAAGGAGGAGAAGACGTACAGCTTTCCCCTGCTGCCCGTAAGTACATGCCAGTTAGCATCGAGTGTAAGAGCTACGCTAAGTTTGCGGTCTACGGTCCTTACGAACAGGCAGAGAAAGCCTCTGGTTCATACGAACCACTCCTTGTTATCCGAGGAGATAGAAAGAAACCACTCGCTGTTGTATCTCTGGACTACTACCTGTCCCTAGAGGGATGGCGCATAGTAGGAGAACACGATGAGTAAAAGTAAAGTCACGCTTGTATTCAGCTGCGCACATGCTGACCCTAGTGCAAGTAACGAACGCTTTGATTGGTTGGGTAAGTTTATCTACGACCTCAAGCCTGACATGGTTATCGACTTAGGTGACGGTGCAGACATGCGCAGTTTAAACATGTATGACAAAGGAAAACCCACGGCTATTATAGCCCAGAATTACGAGGCGGATATTGATGTCTACAACGACTCCCAAGAAAGACTCCGACACCAATACCGCTACCACCGCAAAGGGAAACCCACATGGATTGGCTTTGAGGGAAACCATGAGCATCGAATCGAAACGGCTCTCTCCTCTGACCCACGTCTTGAGGGATCAAAGTACGGGATTTCCTTTAGCCATCTTCAAACAGACAAGTACTTCAACGAGTACCACCGGTACGCAAACTCTGCCCCCGCTATCGCTAATTACGATGGTGTGGACTACGCTCACTACTTTGCTTCTGGTAACTCTGGCCGTGCTTTGTCTGGTATTCACCACGCTTATGGACTCCTCCAGGCTAGAAATGTTTCTTCTACCTGTGGTCATAGTCACCTTAGGTCTATGTACTTTAAGGATGGTGTTCGTTCTTCGGGGATTATTGCTTCTGTCGTCGGCTGCTACAAAGGGAAAGAAGAATCCTGGGCTGGTCAGTCGAACAGTATGTGGGCTAAAGGTGTCATGGTTAAGCGGGAAGTAGAAGACGGTATGTATGACCCACAGTGGGTCTCGATGAAAGCTTTAAAGAAAGAGTACTCATGAACATTGAAGTAAACCTAAATCTAACGATTGATCCTGATGCTAACTTCCTAGAGTGTGACGAACAGTCTACCCTAGAGGTGCTGATGGACACCATCAAGACAGCGTTCTACGAGATTGATGACATCAAGTTAACCTACATCGAACTGGAGAAGACTTGAGCCTATGGGTTGAAGTATACGTTGGAAGTAAAAAGAGCAGGATACTCGTAGCAGAGTCTGTTGCACACAATGTTTCCAACCTAGAGGATACATCTGACTACACTTTTACCAACACAGAGTTTGGAGCAGCACACCTAGGTATCCCCCCGTCAGAGACTAGGGGTGCAGTCAAAGGACACAACAGGTTATCCTCTGTATGGAAACTTGTACACAAAATCACAGGAGAAACAACATGACACAGATGACATTCCTACCCCCCACCATTGCCGACATGGTTGAAGAGTATGCTACTGCTGCTAACCAACCGATACTCAAGGGACGTTATGCTACTGCTATTCAAGAGGAGTATGGAGAGTGGCGGGACGAAGTAAACGTAAGGGACCACAACCCTAAGGCAGAACTAAAAGAACTCTCTGACTTGGTGTACGTTTGTTATGCTCGTGCTCGGGAGATGGGTTACAAGTTAGATGAAGCAGTAGCCCTAGTACACAAGAATAACATGGGACGTATGTATCAGCCTGACGGTACGATCTTACGTAGAGAAGATGGTAAGATTATTAAGAACCCAGAGTATCCTCGAGTATACCTAGGGGACTTAGTATGAGAACTGAGGATATGTCTAAGGTTAGTATTGACATAGATGCACTAGACGCTATCACAGTGGAGGGATTAAAAGATATCTACCGACTAGCACACTACTTCGAGGAGACTAAGGAGTGTCTAGCAGTATTAGTAGTCCTGGAGTACATGCTGTCAACAAAAGATTACAAACAGTTTCTAGATAAACTAGACGAAAAGGAAGTATAGTATATGAGTAACTACCTACCAACAGATTATCAAACATTCATTGCCACATCTCGCTACAGTCGGTGGCTAGAAGATAAACAACGACGAGAGACATGGGGAGAGACAGTATCCCGTTACATTACTAACGTAATTCCAGATGGGTTTGATCATCCAACAACACATCAACTAGAGCAGGCTATCCTGTCTCTCGAAGTGATGCCCAGTATGCGTGGTTTGATGACAGCAGGTGGTGCTATGGAGCGTGACAACACCTGTCTGTATAACTGCGCGTATACACCAGTAGAGAAGCCAACAGACTTCGACAAGGCTATGTTTATCCTCCTCTGTGGCACAGGTGTAGGGTTCTCAGTTGAACGACAGTATGTCTCCAAGCTTCCTACTGTACCTAGTGAGTTTACTCAGAGCTCAGCGACTATCGTTGTGGCTGACAGTAAGGAAGGCTGGGCCAAAGCTCTCCGTAAAGTTATCAAGGCTCTGTACGAAGGTGTTCTACCCACCTGGGATGTATCCAACGTACGCCCTGCTGGTGCTAAGCTTAAGACCTTTGGTGGTCGTGCCTCTGGACCTGCTCCTTTGGTTGAGCTCTTCAACTTTGTCACTGCTGTATTCAAGGGGGCACAAGGCCGTAAGCTCTCCTCTATTGAGTGTCACGACATCATGTGTAAGATTGGTGAAGTGGTAGTAGTCGGGGGTGTTCGTCGCTCTGCAATGATCTCTCTGTCTAACCTGTCTGATGACCGTATGCGTCACGCTAAGTCAGGTAGCTGGTGGGAGACCTCAGGTCACCGTGCTCTGGCTAACAACTCTGTGTGCTACACTGAGAAGCCTGACATGGAGACATACATTCGTGAGTGGTCTTCCCTAATCGAGAGTAAGTCTGGTGAGCGTGGTGTATTTAACCGTGTGGCTAGTAAGGCTCAGGCAGCTAAGAATGGACGACGTGACCCTAACTGGGAGTTTGGTACCAACCCTTGCTCTGAGATTATCCTTCGCCCACGACAATTTTGCAATCTGACGGAGTGTGTCATTCGTGCAACAGATAGCATTGACGACATCGAACGTAAGGTACGTCTAGCTACTATCCTTGGTACTGTCCAGTCTACCTACACTAGCTTCCCCTACTTGGGTGCTGAGTGGGAGGCTAACACCAAGGAAGAACGACTGCTTGGTGTATCGCTAACAGGGATCATGGACAACCCGTTGATGACCCTGAAGAACAAAGGACTGGAGAAGACTCTTGAGCATCTTCGTAGTGTCGCTGTTACTACTAACGCTGAATGGTCTGTTATCCTGGGTGTTCCTCAAAGTACTGCGATCACCTGCGTCAAACCATCGGGCACGGTATCTCAGCTTGTGGATAGTGCTTCAGGTATCCATCCTCGCCACAGCGAGTATTATATCCGTACCGTCCGAGGCGATAACAAAGACCCTCTGACACAGTTCATGGCTGATGCAGGTATCCCAATGGAACCCTGTGTTATGAAGCCTGACACTACGTCAGTCTTTAGCTTCCCTGTTAAGTCTCCTAACAAGTGCGTCACTCGTGATGACCTCACTGCCGTAGAACAGATGGAGACATGGCTTGCTTACCAACGTCACTGGTGTGAGCACAAACCCTCTATCACTGTCACTGTTCGTGATGAGGAGTGGATGGAAGTAGGTGCCTTTGTGTACAAACACTTTGATGAGATGTCAGGTGTATCCTTCTTACCTCACTCTGATCACACATACCAGCAAGCTCCATACCAGGAGATTGACAAGGCAACCTACGAGGAAGCATTAGCTCTCATGCCTAAGTCTATCGACTGGACTAAGCTAACAGACTACGAACTGGAAGACACTACCAAAGGTTCCAGTACTTTTGCATGTTCTGGCGGCACATGCGAGATTGTGGACTTGACGTAGCCCTCTAAGTACTTTACTATTACGGTATACCTAGCCTCTGGAATAACCCGGAGGAGATCACTAGGCTAACGCCTTGCTCTGTCTCCTTTGACGAGTGTTTAAACCAAGGTGTGACACCTGAGCATGTGTAAAAACTGCTCGCCTAATTGAAACTACATCGAGGAATACACGATGAAAGTAACTTACAAGGATCACATGGGGTCTGACTTACTAGGTAGTCTATGTTATAACTAGACCATCAGAAGGAGAAGTAATATGATTTGTCAGGGTTGCAAGGTAGATAAACCAAAAGAAGAGTTCCCCGCTAGAAACGATAGGTCTGGTAGGTTACGCCCGTACTGTAAAGTGTGCGCTGCTGACGCACAAAGAGCAAGGTACGAAAGCCACAGAACAACTAAACCCTTTAAACACAGGTGTACGAGGGCTAAAACAAGGGCGGGAAGTCTAGACGTTCCTTTTGACTTAACATCAGAATACCTTGAGAGTATCTGGACAGGCAGGTGCCCTGTTCTAGACCTCCCTTTAAGCCTGTACACAGACAGAAAAGATGAGCTTGCGGCAGAACTAGACAGGTATCTACCTGAACTAGGGTATGTACAGGGCAATGTAAATTGGCTATCCCGCAAGGCTAACCGTATTAAAAGCAATAGCTCAATAGAAGTACATGAAAGAATGTTAACCTGGATGAAGGACGTAAGAGATGGAAGTTAAATACCTTGAGCATATGGGCAGTGATTTGGCCTGTGTTAACGCAGCACGAGTAAGCTTCTCTAGCGAAAGTGACTGGGAATATAACCAGAATGATGCTGGTGTTGATCTTACCGACCCAAAGCTAGGCAAGAGAGACACACACCTCATCAAGTTCCTAGCTCGTGGTTGTACCACTAAGGACTGGGAGGAGCTTGTCGAGGAGATCACAACCTGCGGGGAACGGCAGAGCTTTGATGACTTTGCGTGTTACCCTGTTACAAAAGGAGAGTGCAGGGAGTTAGACAGAGAACTGCGTAAACTGCTCAACCACGTTAAGCGTATGCCTTGTCACTGGGTACCATTCGCTAACGGTGGTCAGATCAAGTTACACTTCAAGGTTCCACTCTTTGTTGCTCGTCAACTGCAGAAACACACAGCAGGGTTTAATCCTTGGTCTGAAGTGTCTCGTCGTTACGTAGACAGTGACCCAGAGTTCTATACTCCTGAGGTATGGCGAGGACGTAGTGCTGACAAGAAGCAGGGGTCTTCTGGCGTTGTCGAAGGGATTCTTGAGTTAGAAGACGGCCCTTACTTTACACCAGAAGACGGGTATGGCTTATGTAAAGAAATGTACGAAATGCTGTTATTAAAGATGGTAGCCCCTGAGCAAGCCCGTATGGTCCTCCCTCAGTCAATGTACACAGAGTTTGTATGGTCAGGTAATCTCTATGCTTGGGCATCGTTGTACAACACTCGTTCATGGGGCGACAGCCAAGCAGAGACAGCACAGGTAGCGGAGCAGATCAAGGCTATTGTCGAACCATTGTTCCCTGTAAGCTGGGGGAGTCTTACGCAATGAGCTGGTATGCCTACGAACCTAAGTCTGTCACAGTGTTTGAATCTGATGACGTTAGGGAAACTAAAGTTTTACGAAGTGACGGAGAGTACTTTAGGCTAGAGACTAAGAAGGAACCTATAGGGTTCTTATTGAAAAGCAAGAAGGAGTTTACACAATGAGTAAGTACAACCCAGTAAGTAAACCTTCTCACTACAACCAAGGGGACGGCATCGAGTGTATTACCTATATCAAGCAAGTCCTTGGTCCGGAGGGATTCGTAGCATACTGCCGTGGCAACCTCATTAAGTACAACCACCGAGCGATGTACAAAGGTAACCCCACAGAGGACATGGCTAAGGCACAACAGTACCTAGAGTGGGCCAACGAAACACTAAAGGAGATTTACAAGTAATGGCACAGCAAAAAGCAAAGCCAAAGACTACTCGTGTTGTAACTAAACATGACGCAAACAAGAAGACCATTAGTATCCTACCTAAGACTGAGAAGCAAGGAGAATACATCAAGGCTCTCCTAGCGGCAGACCAAGTGGTAGTCTTCGGGCCTAGTGGTACAGGTAAGACCTTTGTTGTGTCATCCATTGCTGCCTCTCTCTACCATTCTAAGCAGATCAACAAGATAGTCATCACACGTCCTCACGTAGCTGTGGGTGAAAAGCTTGGGTTCCTGCCTGGCGACCTTAGGGAGAAGTGTGAGCCTTGGGCTCTGCCAGTCTTAGATGTACTGGACAAGCACCTAGGGAAAGGTACAGTTGACACAGGCATGAAGAACGGCAACCTAGAGGTTGCACCTATGGCCTTGATGCGTGGCCGTTCCTTTGAGAATGCCTTTATCATCTGTGACGAAGCCCAGAACATTACCTTCCATGAACTTAAGATGTTACTCACCCGTGTAGGTGAAGGCTCCAAGCTGGTGCTCAACGGTGACATCATGCAGTCTGACCTTAGGGAGGGCGATGGGCTTACTAAGGTACTTGCTCTTATCAACAAGTACGACATGCCTATCCCCATCATTGAGTTCAGTGTTGGTGATATCGTGCGGAGTAACATGACTAAGATGTGGGTAGAAACGTTTATCAAGGAAGGTGTATAATGTTTAAACCTGAGGAGATACATACCCGTGTTATTGACCAGAGGATAGGAATGGGTATTGGTGGTGTGGATACGGTTATACGTGTGATACACATCCCAAGCGGAATACTTATTGAGGTTCCCCGTGTTTCGTCCTCACAGTACTACGACCGTGAGATTGCAATACAGATGCTGGAGTCTGCTGTAACACACCCAAAGTACCGTGAGGAAGTCTGATGGAAGATGAGTTCTACCTAGAGTGTTGCCCCTTCTGTGGGCCTCAACCAGACGGCATAGACAACGTAGTACTAGCTGAAACTAAAGACGTACGTGACGACTACGTCCTTGGCTACACAGTGCTCTGTCCTGGGTGTGACTTTGAAATGAGCCATGAGTTTATGGCAGACCTACTGGAGAAGTGGAACAACAGGTTCTACCACGATGATAAACCCTTGACACTGGGTAGCGAGTAGCTTACTATTACTGTAGTAAAACAAAAGGAAACGACAACATGAATACATTCTTGATTAAGTTTGAAATCTTTACTTCACTGGCAGGTTCTAACCAAGTGTTTGAAACCGCACAGGACCTGCTTGGGTCTATAGATGAAATCTACGAGCACCTTACTAGAGGTATCGACATGGACGAGCACGGTGTTAGTGACCCTACCGTCGGTAAGTTTGAAGGGATGAACTAATGGTACTCGGGTATATCTTAATCTGCGGTATGGGGCCGCTAGACCCTGGAGCAATCGAGGGTTGCCGTGTCTTCCCCATGCCGTTCTCTACAGTAGCTGAGTGTGAGGAGAGCCGAGAAAACTTTCTCCTTAGTACTAGCCTGCGTGACCAACACTACGTTGATGACTCAGGTTGCATTGTGATTGGAACTGGAGCGTGAACACATTCAAGCTAGGTATCAAGCATTTCACAGAGAACAAGTATGACTACTCTCTCTTTGTAGATGGGACAGAAGACAAAAGGAATTACGAACATGGCTACAGCAAAGCTTACTTCCGAAAGCTTGACAACGTCAAAGCCCGAGAGGCTCGCTCCCAAGGGCAGACCGAAGGCTCTTACCAATAGAGACTACTTTGCAGGACAGTTTGCTAGTATCCTCTTCGATAAGAACTTTGGGGAGATGACCCTAGAGGACATAAAAAAAGAGGCCTACCGTATGGCAGACCTCATGATTGAAGAGTAGTACTGAGGGGGAGCCGAAAAGTTCCCCCTCTTTGTTTGTCTACCTCTCTAAGGCAGAGTCTCGCGTATCCCTGTGGACATCTTGTACATCTTTAATGCTGTCGTAGAGGAGTTGTAGCTGAGGTATACTCAGGTCCCCTAGGTCTGCTTCACTTGTCTCAAAGACATCCATCATCTGTTCAAAGGCTTGACGCCCAGAGCCCTTGAGGTTGTTAATGTTGATGATGAGGTTTGCTTCTGCTCTTGGACCAGAAGGTACAGCTGCAAAAGAATCTTTGATGTCCTTCCTAGCTCTTGTCATAATCTCTCTCAACATCGCCTCCTTGCCAGCAAGACCCATAGCTTCCCACCTACCATTCTCTAGCACAGTATCAGCGTGGTACTCTAACAGAGGGAATAGGTGTTGCTCATAAATCTCCAGCATCTCAGGGTTGTCCCTTGGAAGGTCTACCTGCCATTGGGGTTTACCTATGTCGTTGTAGAGGCGACCGATAGACGAAGTAGGAACCACCTCTCGTGAACCAAAGATACGACCGGCGTTAACCCCTATGTTTCTACCGTTAATAGCGTCGTAGTTCTGTGTGTTGTAGGCTTTAGCTATGTCCTCACCTACACCAGGGATGTTTTCTAAGCCCACTATACTGTCGACAATCTGGTCAGTGTAACGTAGAGCGTTGTTCAGATGTTTGTTACCGATGTTCCTGGAAGGAGCAACGTAGTCCTCTCCTTCAGAGAACGCCAAAGCGGTGTTGAGTGGATCGAGGAAACGAGTACCACCTGAAGAGTACATGCCCACAGTGGATGATAAGGAGACAGTGACTGCATCAATAAGCTCAGCCTCGCCAGAAATTACGTCTGTAAACAACTCCTGTACACCGCCAGCTGCATCACCTAGTCCCCGTGTAACAGAGGGAAGTGTGAACTTGGCAAGAAACTCTGTAGCAAGAGGGGCAGGTATCACCCCGTCTCCAGGTCGCGTTAGGTGCGCACCCATGCGCCCGATTATCTTCCAGAAAGACAGAGGGAAGTCATGTAGACGAGAGACTATCCTACCATCAGAGTTACGTTCCTCATGCCAAGCAAGACCATCCTCAAGGTTCTCCATCTCCTTCAGTGTAGCCACAGCTATAAGACTATAACCAGCAGCAGCCCTGCTAAGTAACTCCATCCTTGACTTACTAGTTTTTGTGTAGGATTTTAAAGCCAGAGAGATACCTGTGTGATCTGCCATGAAGACCATAGAGTTGTTGAAGAACTGACCAAAGGGGATCAGAGCACCGAGGACAGGAACGTTACGGGCTTCCTCTAGAACGTTAGCTACGAACTCAAGGTTTGTACCGGAGTTACGTTTGCCGTACTTCCGTGCAAAGACGTTACCCAGAGCTTGCTCAACAGCGAGGGCTTCAATCTCCATAAACTCCTGGTAGCTTGCACCCTTCTGTGGGTCCTTAAGGAGAGTGAAGATATCGGGCCGTTGCATAAACTCATTGTACGACATATTATACTTATTACGGATGTTCATGTCCAGGGCGTACATAAACTCCTGTGACTTAGTTAACATATCCTGAGCAGTAACACCGTACATAACCTGCATAGTGTCCATAGCCTTAGTAACACCTGTCCGTGTGTCAGGAGCATCATCAATGATACGGTTAAGTTTAGTCACCATGTCTCCGTTATCAATACCCCCAGACAGGTAGCTAAACATAGCCTTCTGCGCCTCCGGACGGTGGGTAAGATAGTCTACAGTCTCCTCCATAGTGCCTTGCGGGTTAACTAGGTTTCTCAACTTGTTGACCTGAGCTTTAAAGGTATTACCAGCAAGACGACGATACTCAGCAGCACCGATGGCATCACCACCTGCATACCTTAAGACAGAGTAACCCCCGTAGAGAGTGCCCTTGATCATGTCCACAGTAGACTGCATCGTACTTGCATGGGCCCAACCCACAACGTTAAGCTTTGTAGTAGCTGGGTGGGTAACCAGCATACGAATAAAACCATTCTGGAAGTTACGGGACCATTGTTTAAAACCACTAGGTCCGTCTAGCTCTTTACTGGTCGTCATGCTCCTAACAGCTGCTGCAACTACTTCGTCATCAGGAGTACCATCAGGTATAAAGGCTCTTGACCTCTTAGCAGCTCCAAGGCTACCAAGGACAGAACCAGATACACTAGCTACCTCAGCTCCTTTTGCCATAATCTCGTCAAGGTCTAAAACCTTACCGTCAGCATTCTGGAAGACACCATCGACTAGAGTCTCAATCTGCCCTCTCCACTCAGAAGGAAAGTTCTCATCTTTAATAACATCGTTGTACCACCCAGCCCTACGCTGACCTAGCCTAGCGTTTAGAGAGTCGATAGGAATACCAGCGTCGTTAAAGAAACTCTTCAGTCCTCCGTAGAACTTTGCAAACTCAACAGGGGAGATACCTTCTGCATCAACCCCACGGCCAGCAGCAACCAAGTCCTCAAAAGGAGTGAGAAAGTTACGTAGTGATTGTTGTATAACTTCATCTTCTTGTGTCTCTGCTGCACGAGCAGCAGCACCCTCGGCTTCGTCCACACGTTTAAGAGCTTCTTCAAATTTCTCCTCGCCTCTCAAGATGTTTGTACCAGCAGTGTTGGTAGGACCCCACCCACGGGTCAGTAGAAGACCACCTTGTAGTCCACCCCCTACCACACCACCAAGTGCAGAGATGGCACCCTGAGTGACGTTGTAGCCCTCCTGACGGCCAACCATACGGTCTACACTCTGGATACCTGCGTCAGCAGCGACACCAGCAGCAGAGTCTAAGGCAGAGCTACCAAGGATATCCCCCACGGCACGACGACGACCAGCTGTTTGACCAGCCTCAGTTCCTAGCTCCTGGAAGCCTCGGGTCATAACACGGGATTGCGCTTGAGTAGCAGCCTGAGAAGCTACCTTACGGGTAGCCCCCCTGCTTAAAGCAGCACTAGAGGCAGCCTCACCAGCGCCTCGGGCAACTGCCTTTAAAGCTTGAGTAGCTCCACGGGTAGCGGCAGCACCACCTGCTCTACCGAAACCTAGGGACACAGCGTTAACAGGGTCCAGGATAAGAGACCTAGCGTAGTCCCCAACGGCATCAAGCTTTTCACCAGTAGTAGTGTTCTTATTGAAAGCACCACCTAAGGAGTCCCACAGTTCGTAGGCAGAAGCAGCAGTGGCTCTCCGGTTAACAAGTTCGTCACCTTCGCCCCGGTAAAGGTGTTCCATCTCTTTGATGACAGCTATAGAGTTTCCTGAGTTAAACTTACGCATAGTGTTTACATAAGCATCTCTTATTTCCTCACGAGAGTAGTCCTCTTCGGTCATACCGGAGCGGTCTTCCATATAAGTAGCGGCTCTACTAAACTTGTCTTCGTCTAGTATGTTTGATACAGTGAGTGGTTCGACAGGGGTAACAGCCCCTGCCATCGACTGGTCACGAAGAGAACTAAAGCGGCTAGTAGTAGGTCTACCTACAGTCTCAGACACAGGGGTTACACCTATTGACCGTTGACGTAGCTCATTAAATCTTGACATCTATTCACCTTGTATTTGAACTGTTTCGTCGTATGTCCTCGTTAACAAGCAAGTCGTAGTAGCTGTTAACTAACTGGTTTACACCCGAACCTTCGAGAGAACGAGCAGGGCTTGGAGGACCACCCCTTGCGTCTTGGTTTACGAGGGTATCATAGTATATATTTACCAACTCGTCAAGTCCAGACCCTGGGCCTGTGGGAGCTACTCTATTGAAGTCATCATCAAAGTTCTTATCCGCCGGTATACTAACAGGGTCATTCCTGTCTTCGTTAGGTGCCTGCCACATGGTTGGCTGCGTAGGAGCACGACCAGGTCCTGTTAAAGGATTACGTCTGACTGGTTGACGAAGAGTGTCTAAGAGCAAAAGCAAAGTCTCTATGTTTTCAGGTACAGTCTCTAGAGTCCTAAGGGTGCCTACAGCAGAAGTAATCAGTTCATCTCTAACGTTTAAGTCTTCTTCACGTAAAAGAGCAATGAATACCTCCTCAAACTCAGGACTGTTTATCTCCTCTATGTCGGATAGTACAGCAGACACTACAGCAGACTCAGGTCTTTGGTCTGTCTGGCCCAGTTGATCTGGTCTTAAACGAGGACGCATACTGCTTACTGCTTCTTCAAGGACAGCAAGAGGTTCCTGGCCGGGTCTTGAACGAGGACGCATACCACTAGCATCTGTACCTAAGGTAACCGGGGTGTCTTGTTCTACCGGAGCTTTAGCTTCGTAAGTTGATAAAGGTGTGGTGGTTATTACCCTACCAAAGAAATCTGTTTGGTCAGGAATGACAGACTTATAAAACTCTAGGTCCGGTGTTTCACTCTCTACGGCCATGTCTGGTGTAACTAGGACAGGCTGTGTACCTCCTTCAAACAAAACATGGATGCCGAACGAGCCTGGGTGAGCAGCAAAGTAGCTGTCAACAAATTGGTCAATGTTACCCTCAGTAACAGGGATAGCAGGGGTGTCGAGGGGTAGAGCTTCTACTTCTTTATCAGGTAAACCTGCGGGGTCTCCAGGCACACCACTAGGATCAACAACTGGGTCTCCAGGCACACCACTAGGATCAACAACTGGGTCTCCAGGCACACCACTAGGATCAACAACTGGGTCTCCAGGAACACCACTGGCATTCACAGCGCCGTCAGACGTATCCTCTGGAGCTCCTAGGAGTATTGAGAGAGAGCTAGAGGAGAACCCTTGAAGAGGGTCGAAGAGTCGTGTCCCAAGTGTATCGGCAAGCATAGTCGTGTTAGGACCAGGAGCTATACCTAGGTCGAGAATAGCGTTCAGACGTAGGACCCCATTTAGATCATCAGCCTCTTCAAGACCTTTAATCCGAGCGTTGATAGTCTGTAGTTCACCTTCTTCTAAACCAGGAACTTTGCTAGCTTGCAACTCCTGGATCATACCTTCAAGGTTATAATCATCGTTAACAGTTTGCATGTGCGCTCGGAAGTCAGCAGCTCTCATAGGCTCAGCAGGAACAGCAGCTGTAAAGTCGTAAGTCACTCCACCTTCGTTAGAACCTTGAGCCTGAATAGGTAGGTTCAGACTAGCCATAATCTGGTCACCAGTCATACCTCCAACAATCTGTCGGTTGTATACTTCGTTAGACAGAGCTTCATCAACGTTGAGTCCAAGCCACGAACCAATAGACCTACGACGAGATGTCACTGGGTCTGTATCATTAGGCATAGCTTGGGCAGTAGGTAGGATTGAAGCAAGGATTTCCTCCATAGAGGCCTCGCTACGGTAGTCAGCAGCGATAGACATCATATCGTTAAGGTTGTTTCCTGTAATTCTGTTATCATCTTTAGTGTCAGAGTACACCATCATCAACCCTTGGGGGTCCATCTCCAGTGTACCAAGGACTGTACGCTCATCAGCACCACGGCGGATAAGACTAGTAGCTGCTCGTTCGTAAGCACTACGTTGCTCTTGGATACCAGCTTGACGTTTGAGACCCTGCTCACGTAGGTATGTACGGTCCTCGTCTACACGAGCACGGATGTATTGCTTCTGATCTGTGATGTCATTATTGAGCTGACCAAAGAACCCTGCTGCTGAAAACCCCATTATACTTCCTTCCGTGACATCAAGCCACCACGCTTAGGTTTATCTTCCACCATCATCTCAACCTCAGGCTCAGCCTTCATAGCTGACTCCGTGTCATCACCTTTGAGTTTACTCTCCTTTAGACCAGAAATAGCACCAGACAAAGCGATACTCTTAAGTACGTCGTCATCGTTATCTTCTTCAAAGAACTCTTTGAACTCTACATCTTCTTCCTCTAGCAGGTTAACAATGTAGTCTTGGATAACCGGTGCAATCATCATAGAGATGTCAATGCTGTGGATGCCTTGGGCTACGGCACCTGTGAGCACTAACTCTGTAAGCATGGATACAGGTAAGCCCTGTCCAACACCATCCAGGATACTGTTGAGAACCTTAGGAGTACCAATACGTGTGAGGTGATGAACGATAGCTTCATCTGGATTAGAAGTCTCAGGTGGTCGCTCCCAAGGTGCGTTCTTAGGTTCGTTCGTTAGAGACTGACCAGGGATCGGTGCATCAAATTGTTTCATTTTATAGTTCCAAACATTGTTTGCCCGATAAGCATTGAGTCCTGTGCCGAAGTAAGGTCGTCAAGGAAACCTACGTTGGTTCCTTCTCCGTAAGCAGCTCGGTTAGCCGCTGTAAAGTTCAACCAGTTCTGCTCTGCATAGTTAGACAAAAGAGGAGTGATGGTGGACTCAAAGGTGTTAAGGTCTTCACCGTTGTTGTTAAAGGTTCGATACATGTCACTTGGACCAGGATTGTTAGCTGTGCCTGTGACAGCTTGGAACTGGTTACGTGCTTGTACTACACTCGTAACTGTATCACCCCACTGACCGTTCTTAACTCTGTTTAAGATAACGGACATGACAGCAGCTTGCTCATTAGGGTTACTAGACGCCTCAGAGTATGTAGTCCGAAGCAGTTGGTCCCACTCAACGTCTGACAGTGGACGACCAAGGTAATCCTCAGCGCCTGTACGTCCGCCAGCTCCACCAGGTCTACCTTGGCTCTCGTCCCAGCGTGTAGCAGGGCGACGACCACCAGAGTTAGTCTCAATAGGATTCACGTCCATAGCGCCTGTAGTGCTTTGCTCTCTGCTTGCTCTCTCAGCACGTAAAGCTTCAATCTCCCCAGCCCATGAGTTCACCCTCTCCGCAGGGTTGTACTGCGCTTCCTGTGCTTTACCTGCTCGTTGGAGCGCGCGACTAGTCTCGTCCTGTGACCTAGCAATTTGACGTTGAGCCAAACCACGACGCTCCTTAGAGGCAGACACGGTGTCTACTCTGTTGTAGTTAGAGTTTCTGCGTGCACGAAACTGTTTGATTGAGTTCTCGATCATCTTCTATTCCTTATCCAAATAGGAGTCTGCTTGCGATGCTACCTAAGAAAGCACTGGTCTGTCTATCATCCGCCATCTCCTCTTGTAGTTTTAGAGCCTCTAGCTGACCTTTATCACCTAGTTTTGCAAGCATGATAGAGTTAGCACGGTCCAGCTGACTTTCAGAACCTTTGAAAGCAAAGTCCATCAGGTCTCGTTCCCTCTGCCAAATCTGATCAAGAGCTGCACCAGTGATAGCGTTGGTGTTCTTTGTATACTCTAGGTTAGAAATGTTCTGAGCAGCAGTACTGGCAGTAGCTACTGTTTGACGCCACTGAGCATTAGACTGAGAAATGACAAGAGAGTTCTGAGCATTAAACTGATCTCTCTGAGCTGTAATTGTTGTGTTAAACTTCTCCATTGCGTTAGTTTCCCCAGAGTTAAACTGCATAATAGCATTTACCTGAGCAGCATTGAACTGTGAAGCAGAGGCTTGGAGGTTAGAGAAGAACTGATCTGTTTGATTCTTGCTTGTAGCATTAAACTGAAGGGAAGCATTGGTTGCAGCTTGGTCAGTAAACAAGGAAGCAAGTCTCTGTTGAGTTTTAAAGATAGTAGTCTGTTGTTCGTTGTTTAGGTTTTGCATCTCAAACTGTGCAGTAGTGTTTGCATCTTGAGAAGCTATACCAATGGCTGACTCCATAGCGGCCTGTACGACAGCAGCACCAGCAATACTGGAGGCCCCCATGCCACGAGACTGCATGACACCCATAGCTTGCCGCATTGCCCCTGAGGCCCACACAGGAGTCTCTCCACCTTCAAAGTCCTGCATTAGTTTAGTGAGCTGACCTTGGACTGTAGCTTTGGCAGAGGGTTCAGCAGTAGCAGCCTCAACACTATCAATGATGCCTTCTGCCTCAGCGGAAGCAAGAGCAGCTTCCATCGTATTAGTGACAAGAGGTTCAGGTACTTCAGCAGATTTAATATCAACAGGAGCTACTGTTTCTGTAGCAGCAACAGGTGCAACCGGAGCTTGACCAATAGCCGTGTCTATAAGTTGACCAGGGGTAATAGCTGTAGTTGCCACAGGGGTTTGTGCAGCAAGAGTACCTGGGGCGGTATTAGCTTTAACAACCATACCTTGTTGAGCTTGTTGAACCTCCTCCCGTACTACAGCGTTAGCAGCAGTTTCTTCCTGCTCAGCAGTTTGCAGGTCAATAATCAACTGGTCAACCTGCGGCTGTAGCGACGGGTTAGTCACAAGCTGTGGTGTTAGGGAGTTAAGTTGGGCCTGAATAGTTGCGACTGACATTAGCTGTAACCTCTTTGTGACTTAGTATAGTCCATTGTTGCTTTCTTTACAAGAGCTATTAACTAACATTAGCGTACCACCTGTACAAAAATGTTCTCTGGGTTTACTGCTGCTCCGGTGTCAGAATTCCTAACGGCAATAACGAATTGAGTAGTTGATATAATTGTTGTACCAAATACCGGGAGACCTGTACTTGCGCTGGACGAAACGTTAACCGAATAATTTGCATCAGGCATGGCGGTTGCCATCGTGAATGTAAAGTTACCAATTGCACTTCGGGATATAGCTAGGTTACCAAACGCTCTTGCTGTGCCATCAACACCGTTAAAGTTACCCCATGCTCTGACACCGTAAACTGGGGCTGAACCTAAAGCTACAAAAGACGAGCCGTTTATAGAATCAACATTTAACGAGGTAATACTGGCACCAACAAATGACCGACGGTTTACACTCCGAGCGCCTTCGCTTTCGTAGCGCCCCAACGTCCATGCGGGGTTAAACCCAATGGAGTGTGGAACCATGCGGTTGTTTACACAGTTGTTAAATATGTGATCCGACTGGTAACTGATCGCAACACCCGCTGTTGTCATTTGCCCTGTATCGCAATTTGTAACCGAAAGCTGCCCTCCTGTTAACTGACGAATGAACGGGTCAGAACGGGTACCTGTAGTAGGCCATAGAAACGTTGCCGCGTTAATAGTGAGTTGCCCAGCACCGACAGTAGCAAACGATCCTGTAACTAATTCACTTTGTAGTCTACCTCCGTTAAGACGCAAGACTCCATTCAAGAACAAAATCGCGTCTGGTGTACTGGATCGAATATCAGCACCATACATTGTATGATCGCCCCCAGCTACCAGAATAGTTGGCTGGCTTTCTCCCTCTATCTTGCTGGAATAAAACCCGAGTATCGTCGATTTCCCGCCGCGCAATTCCAGATACGATCCCGGTGCATCCATCGACGCTAGTGCTACTTGGTATGTAATGTCAGTGGAAGGTATATTATTGCGAGCAGTTACAGCCGTCAGAACGGAGTTAGCCCCCAATGCTCCAGACACTGATCCTGTGATAGTGTCAGTTGTATTGAATGTACCTGTAGTACCTCTTAGGCGAAGAACCGTTCTTGGCCCCGCTATCACGTCCACTAAGACACCTGTTGCGCCACTGGTTGCTTGGGTCAGGGTCTCACCCCGAGACAACCACCCTACGTCACCAGTGCATCTCAGTTCTAGTTGTTGTTCGCGTCCGAGAACCATACGAGTCTTGTGGTTCATGATTCCACTAGCGTTTAGCCCATCAACTTTTTCCCCACGGAAACCTACAGTGCGTCCATCTTCAAAAATAGAACGCAAATTAGGAAAACCAGTGATCTCAAACGACCACGAGCGGTTGCCTCTAACCGTTACAAAGTCAAACGCCCCGTCGATAAATAGGCTTTCTCCAAAACAACACAGTTCGTTGTCTTCAAAGACTGTGCCGCCTGGATTAGAAATCCTAGAGGAGTCCCGCGCGTCGATACCATTGATTGCCCCAACAATTCGCAGTTGTCTAAGGGTGCCTCGCGCGTTGTCTCCGTATTGTAGCGCCCACGGATAGCGGATTAGATCATCGCGACTGTCCGGGGAAGAAGGTTGGTCCATGTAAATAGTAAAGCCACCGAGGGTAGCGCCCGGTTCCGCAGGTTGTGTGTAAATGCAGTGATCGGTTGACATGTCAAAGTTGGACAGGATTGCAAAACCGCAATTTCGACGCTGCCCTGCCAAGGGCACAATCTGCACGC